ATTCGTAGTATTATAAATGACGATAGGAATATCAGTTGCAAGAGCACCAGAAATAGTAACTGCTTCAGCCGCTGCACCACCAACAGTGGTATGAGTACCTGCATATGCAATATAATGACTTGGCTTGAACGTTCCACGAGGTCTGATAACAACATAGTGAAGACTGTGAACAGTGCTTGGATCAGCAGAACAAGTTACCGTAATAGTATTAGCAGTACAAACTATATCACTAATAGTATCAGTATCATTTGTTGCACCATAATTAACAAAAGCCATATCAGTAGCAAGCACGCCTGCAACTGTAATAGCCTCAGCAGCAGCACCGCCAGCCGTAGTATGAGTTCCTGCAGCTACAATATCCCACTCAGGAATACATCTATTCCTCAGCAATGCATAATCATATCCATGCGCTGTACTAGGATCTGCACTACCTACAATAGTAATTGTACTATCAGTAGCTATAGCAGAGACTATCTGATCATTATCATCAGAAACTTCATGATTAACAATAGCTATGTCAGTGGAAAGAATTAGTCCACTTCTGGTAATTACTTCAGTAGTATCACCTCCGGCAGAAGTAACTGGCCCCTCAGCCAACTTGATCCCATAACCATAAGTAGGACCAACAGGAACAAACAAGCACGATGCAGCAGTGCCCATATTTATCCATTGAGCCGCTTGTCCAAGAGCTACATCAGTCTTAGTGAATGTACAGCCGGGATTGTATCCAGCAAGTCCAGATGCAGGAACCGTTGATCCAGCTGCCATAGATCTATTTCTGGAAGTATCACATGTAATGCCGTTTGGAAAGTTTGTTACACCCATAATTTCCTCCACTGGAACAATTCTTCTTATCTCAAAGAACTGCCTGAAAGATTTTAACTTTCATTTACCCACTTTATTAAGACCGTTCTAAGCTCATCACAAAGAACGGTCAGTTGCCAGCGTTAGTCTTGGCTGTTCACTTATGAACACCAAGTTATTATGCAGCACCAGGAGAACCAAAAATACCTCGCGGATCAGACCAACCAAACGAACCACGGAAAGTTGCTTTGAACTTGGCATTCTCAGTATCGAAGTCATTCTCAGTACCAAACGCATCCGGCCGACGTTCCATATACTTCAGGCCGTCTGGACAGTTAGTCTTAATAAACCATGCATCACTATCCGTCAAGTAATGATTCACAGCAATGCCTTGTGGAAACTTCTTCGATGCCCGAATAGCATTGATATCATTATTTGCTGTGCCGGACTGTCCAATAGATTCGAGAATCCGCATAGCGTCAAACTCAAGAGCAGTCGGGATGATCAACTTCTGGGGCATAATCGCAATCTTAAGTCCACGATCAGTTGTGAACGCAGCAATATCAATGCAAGCCTGCTCGAGAGCAGCTTCACTAAGATCTGCGGCAGTAGCAAGTTCATTACGCCAAGTTCCGCCGGACTTATTCGGATGATCAGTAGCACAAAGCTCCTTGCCATCACTATTAGTTCCCATAGTATAAGTAGAGGTAAATGCCCGATTGAGAACGTTCGCGCCAATAATCTCTTTGGTCTGCCGGATGGAGAAGGCAAGTGCATTTGCACGACGCAGCGCGACTGTTACTGCAATGCCATCTTCGTACATTTCCCGAGTAATAATAAACCCGAGGCCGTACGTTACATGAGTGTAGCGACTAACAAAGCCCTGCTCCTGCTCATCATACGCAATCCCTGCACCTTCAGTCTTTACAGCCGCAAGACCAAAACCAGTTACGCCAGCTTCCTCTTCGAAAGCCTTTGTAGAGTTAGTTTTTTCAAAAATGTCCAAATATTCAATCGGATACTCTTTATATTTCTGTCCGAACCAAGTCTTTACACCAGGCACAAGATCTTTTGCAAAATTACTAGTAGTAATAATACTCATTTGTATGCTCCTTTAAATGATGATTAAATAGCCAAAGTTAAAAGCCAACTAATTAAACATCAGTTGAAATAGTCAGGCCAAGCTCATGCTCTCCGAAAAGAATTTCCCACTTGGCATAATCACCAAGCTCGTTATCTTCTCGATTAGCCAACCGCAAAATTCTACAATTACCACTGGTGTCAGTTGCAGTATCGCTGGAGTCAAGTTCCATGGCAGACTTGCCAGTAGCCGTTGAGCCGGAGCCAACTACAAAGTTAGTAGAAAGTCCAACCATTGCAGCAGTAATAGAGTTGGCATCACTATCTTCTTGGACTTCAAAAATAACCTGAGGATCATCAACTACCAGGCAATACATTGCAGTAGCTGCCGGACGATATGCACGAAGCGGAGTATCAGCCTGAATCATCACATAAGGATTATCACCAAAACCAATTATAACACCTCTCACTGCAGCACCAGCAGTAGCTTGAGTGACAGTAGGATACTTGCCAGTAGTATCTGCAGATCCAGCACTTTTAACTGCATCACCTTTAAAAGTAGCTACGTTATCCGTAGACGGAATGTAATAAACATTTGCCTGACCGTTCCAAGGAGACCCGTTTAAATGTTTTACCGGTTTAAAACCGAAAGGAGTATCAAGATTTGCCATATTTTTTACCTCAACAAAAATTTAAATTTTACGAAATAGTCACACTTCCAGACAAGCCATCTTTACCCTCGCCACGAGAGTTCCGCTTAATTTGGCTTTCTACCTCACTAATCTTGGCTTGTGATTCGGCTCGGTCTGCCTCATAAATCTCTTCTGGGATCTCCATTAGAACAGCCCTTTGATTGTTACCTACACTCGGGTTGGTGGTACTACCAATTTGAGTAGGCCTTCCAATCTTCGAGTCTCCAACAGGTGAGCCATCATCAACAGCGTTCCATCCAGCAGCCTTAAACATCTGAATGCGATCTCCAGTGTCATTAACAAATCGGCGCACGAAACCGACCTTCTTCGGTGCAGTCAAGATATTCCTCGATCCAAGAGGAATTCTCTTACGCGGTTGCTCGCTTTTAACACTCTCTATTTTATTTGCCTGCTCTGTCATAACATAATCCTCTTATTATTCTTGCATACTTGCAATATCTTTAATGTATTGTTCTTCGGACATAATTCCTCCGCGAACAAATTGATTCATGATACTAACTTGGTCAGGCGTCAGATCAGCTTTACTGAAAGAAGTTGAGGCACCTTTATTGTTTGATCCTTTGTCAACTGGAGAAACAGGCCCGATTGGTTTCGTTACAACATTGGCAACTGTTCCAGGTTTGTTAGAAGCAAACTTTTCTGGAAAAACCTCCTGAACTTTCTGCCGTACCAGTGCATAAATCCTCGGAAGAGGAGCACCTACATAATTCTGCGCCACACTATCAGCGAACTGTGCCATCTCATTGTCTTCCAAGTACCATTGATTATCCGTAATCCACTCGTCATAGACAGGATTTTCAACAGTACCAGACTTGCTACTATCATTAATTTTTGGCGCAGCAAGATCATTTTTCTTAGCCTCGATCTGTGCATCCAATTCTTCAACTTTATCAACATCAGCAAGCTCAATAGCCGACTTGCGTTCCTTCTTAAGAGTTTCTATTTCAGCAGTTAGTTTTTTAACTTCAGTTTGATAAACTTTCTCATTGTGTTCCTTCAATGCATTTACAGATGCCTGAACAGCACTAAGGTTCTCCTTTAAATCTTTGTTATGCTTACTCATTGCCTTCTGAATGTCTTTCGACCTCAGAATATATGTGACTGCATCAACTGCATCTTCACCTACATGATCAGCACGCCAGCCAAGTTGTGAAGCAAGTTCTTCTACAGAAGGAGCAATCTTGGTTTGATCAGAATCAGCATTACCATTAGGGGTTTTCGTTTGATTGGAAGATTGATCATCACCAGAGCTGGCTACCACAACAGATTCGCTGGACTTACCAGTGCTGTCTGTTGCTTCTGTAGAAGAACTATCAGTTGCTTCGGCTGCCATAATAATGTCTTGCACAAATTCTTCTGCCATAATAACACCTATTTAAAAGAGTAACCGAGCCAAAACATCATTGTCATTAATCAATACATAAGATTCATCATCCTTGCCAGGCATTGACACGCCAGCATATCGGGAGTAACTAATCTTATCGCCTACTTCCGCCCAGGCTACTCCGTCATCAAGGTCTTTCCAGGCAGTGGGGCCGATGGCAATCAAGGTGCCGACTGTAGCTGCTTGCTGTTCTTTTTCCCGAATTGTCTCAGGCAAATAGATTCCGCCCTTAGTCTTTTCTTCAACCTTTTCAGGAAGTACTAACAAATGCCCGCCAGTCGGAATAATACCAGATTGATTAATATCCATAATGTGTTCGTCACTCATAATTATTACCCTTTTAAATAATTGTTATTCTCAATAACCACTTATCTCATCAACTTCATTCTCTACAGAGTCACCTTCAAAAGAAATATTAAGAAGCTGATCCAGGCCGTTTATTTGGCCAACTGCTCTGTTAGTAAATCCATGTGTTGCCTGTGCATCTGGACCTATGCTATTTCCATTAGCAAGCTGATCAACTATGGACTGCCTAGTCTTTTTAAGCTCAGCAAAAAGCTCTTTCGTTACTGGATGATTTTTCCACTCTTGGAATTGTTCACTGGTTAGCATCGTGATATCCTTAGTCTTGATTAGCTTTCTCCAATTCTTTCTTTCTCTTATTTGCAGCAGTTGTTACATTCCCAGCATAAAAAACATTCTTGTCTGGAGCATCATTCTTGTTTTTACCCAAACCAAGTGCACGTAAAAAAGAAAACGTGCTCTTCTTTTTCTTTCCTAATTCATCCATATTGTCTCCTTAACTATATTCACGTTTCACCGTGCTTTCTTTTAATCCACCAGGTGCTTTGCCTAAGCTTTGCTGACTTCGCCCAAGCTCAAGTTGCCCAGAAATTTGCTTATCTTTAAGAGCTAAATCTATCTTATCATTATCCATTTCTTCAATGGTCTTCTCTTGTTCAAGTTGAGCCTTTGGAATCTCTGCTAAAATCTTTTGAGTTTCTGCTCTAAGCTTTTCAATTTTCGCATTCAGTTCATCAACTTCGACTTGCAATTTCTTCACAGTTAATTCTTTCTCAGGATCAGATTGATCTTCTACAGGAAAGAACCGCTCAACATCTTCGATATCAAGTGCAAGTAAGTATTGCCGCAAGATTTCCTGATCATTAAGTCCTTGGCCTCGCAACTCTAGCATAGCTTTTGCCTTGAGCAACCTCTGCATCATTGTCGTGCTGTTCGGATCACTAACCGGAACAACATCGAAATCGGCACTAGAGAAGTCAGCCTGAACAATTGCAGCACTATCATCCAGGACAACACTATAAGTCATCTGGTCTAGATAAAGAGCATTCAACCTCCGTAACTTTATGAACTCTTTATACTGGCTACGATACAACCGCTTGTGGATTGCACTATAGACTTGCAGTCCCTGCTCGATCAATGCAAGTACCGATTCAGCCGGAACATTTGCGCCTGGAGAGTTACCAGCAAGAATCTCTGTCATGCCGGCAAGTTCTTTGCCACTCTCGATTAACAGGCCGAGCAATTGGAAGAGAACATTACTGGGCTCACGTACTGGCATGGGGAAGATATTCTTGCGCAGATCATCTCCGGTAGCATCAACTGGTTTCCATTCGCCAGATTTGACTTGAATGGATTTGCCACTACCGAGCTTAAGTCCTCTCCCTAGGAAACCAGACTGTCGATTTGATAACGTCCCGGCATCGAGAAGCTGATTAATAACTGTGTTTATAGCAGAGTTGCTGCTCATCAAAAGAGAGCCAAACCCCATACCATAAAAGCCGCCATCAATCGCAGGCATGAAAATAAATCGAGTAAAATATTGCTCCGGGATGATCTTAACAATCGGTCCGTTCGGATCAACTACTCCAGCTTCATCAGACTTACGAATAATTCCATCCGTAGCAAACCGAGGTGATATGCGAACTAACTTCTGTGATTGATCATGGACAGTTACTACATACGGTTCTTGATAGCCATCACCATCTAGGTCGTACCACCGATGTTGTTCAAGAAACAAATGTGGAGTATCTTCATCTACATCGGCAGTCTTATCGCTAGTTGCTTGTCCAAGTTCTGCTACATCAAACTTGATAAAGATCCCAGAATTGATGCGCTCAACGATTTCATTATGATACAAATAGATTCTATGTGTAACTCGTGGAGCCCTCTCAAGTGATTCGGCAAAATAATTTACAACCAAATCATCAGCGAAGACTATCTGAGATACTGACTTCCGTTCAATTGCATCGAAGTAACTCTTTTTAAATACACAACCAATTGCTGGTAACGTAAAAAGTAGCTGATCAACGCCCTCTTCCCAATCTTCCATTAGTGACAGAAGCTGGAAAGACATAAACTGCGAAATTCGTTGAGCTTTGTCGAACTTAATATTGTCCGGATCAGATCCAACTACTTTACCTTTGACAACTTCGTTACCTTTGATAAGTTCTGGATATGCTCTGGCAGCAAACTGGATACATGCATTAATTATTAAGGGGTACTTAACATTGGCAACGACCTCACCAGCATAAACCTTTTTCTTTACGAGCAGCTTCGCTAGGTCAATGATCTGCACATTAAGTGCTTCCCATTCTGTGCGGCTAGCTAGATCGAGCTTGTAGCCTTCTAGTACTTTTGTCGTAATATCTGCTAAGGTTTCCTTATTTTGTTTATCTGCCAAGTTTGTGATGAGGACAACTGCTTCAGCACGCAGGGCTTCTTTCTCAACCAGAGCAGTCATCATAGGATCAACTTGAACTGGATTTATAATATCTTCGATGGGTTCTTCAGTTGCCCAAAATGGAACTTGACCCATTAAGCTTGCCTGTTCATCGTCTGGTAGATTACTGCCGGTATTAAGGGTTGAGTTGGTTCGTGTAGGCGACTTCGTCGCTTGGCCAGCTATAATTGCATTCGCCATCGGAGTCGCTGGATTGCCTGGATCAACAAGTTCCTCTACAGGAAATTCAAAACCATTATTAGCCATTATTAATTTCCTGCAGAGTCAAATATATTATTTAGAATTTAATTTACTTTGTGTCTGTGTAATATCTGCTTTTATCGCTAATACATGAGCAAGATTCGATGCTGCTTGAGTAAGTTTTAATGCATCATCTGATTTTACATCTTTAGTAATTCTTTCAGCCAATAATTTTATTGCCTCTTCAATTTTCTTTTCCATGGGTTTTACCTCCAAAGAATTTTAATACCAGATTTATTCAGGAACCTGGTTTACCTGTTAAAAATTTTAAATTATTTTATTAGTATTCCGTAAAGAGCAAGTAGAGTGAAAATATGTGTAGGCGACTTCGTCGCTTGTGTCTGCTTTCTCAACTCTGATTACTTTTGTCATTTTCTTTTCTCCAAAACTTTTTAAGTGGCTTACTTGCAGAAGCAACAAACTCACCTGCTCTTGCTATGATTTCTGAAAAGTCACTATGCTGAAAAAAGAAGTAAAGTCTATTAGAATCTCTTGACATATCTAAGTTTGGATAAAATCTGAAACCCATTTCAATACAAACAAATTCAATAGATTCATGCATTAAAACAGAAAGGCATTCATGCCACTTATTAGTTTTAATACCCACTCTAATTTCAGCTGATCCTGATTTTGGTAAACAAGTAAGACTCCCACCACTTTCTTGCATAGCAATTAGTTTTACTCTTCTAAGACCAAGCTCGAACTCTCCAAGAATCTTTTCACCTTTCATAATGTTCTCATTGCTTAATAACCTGTAACCAGACTTGCTTCTTGATGATTGTAAAGTTCGCTTTCTTCCCATGCCTGAAATTCCCAATATGGCTTGGCGATCGCTCGCTTGAGGCCAGACATAACTAGATATCGAGTGCAGTCCATAAGGTGATCGCGATCTTTAACTATCTGCCCATTCTCATCCCGGCGATAAATCCTGAACTCTGAAAACCAATTAACCAACGAACCAAATACTTTCAATCGGTTGGTACTAAGCATTTGCCATACAGCATATAAGCCGGCTTCAACAGATTTGTTAGCATTTTCGAGGTCAAGACCTAATCCTAGGTATTGTTCAAAAAGTTGCTTACCATCATCTTGACTGCGTCCATGTGCAGCTGAATCAACTACGCCTGGAATCCAATTTCCTCGAGCCTTAATAGCATCCGCATGGATCAGTGGCAACTGTTGGCCCTGATAATATTCGGAATACAGATAAGTTATGTTGCTGGTAGGATCTGTGGCTGCCCAAACAGTTGCAGTCTTCTTCCAGCCTACATCCAACGCATAGCAACGGAGCCAATGATCTGGGATGGCAAAATCAGCGACTGTAATATTACTTTCGAGGATTGGATAAATTGCACCAGCTCCCAACTGCGGAACGCCTTTCGACCTGGCGTCACGTTGATGTGGTGGTAAGGCTGCCCAGAGTTTGTCTTTCTGTTCTTTGGTTAAGTGTGGAGCATCATCCCATGTAGCTTGAATAAGGAACTTACTGCCTTCTTGATTATCCTCAATCTTTCCGTTTGGCATAAACTGAAGAACAGTATCAGTTAGGCCCTCTAACGGTGTGAAGGTAAGCATGATTAGACCATTCGTTGTCATGGTCCTGGTTATACATTCAGTATAGATTGGCAATGGACATTCTTCATCCAGCCAAATTAAATCCTGCTCTGTGCCTTCAAAAGACTTGCGGCCTTCTGCATAAGACTTGATCTTAATCCGAGATATGCCACCAGAGATATGCTTGACCAATATCATGTCTATGGCGTTCGCAACTCCGCCGGCCTTAGGAGATGTCTTTATTATATACTTTTCTGGTATGAGTCCAGTACCATACTCTTCAGGATTGCCAATAAGCTTATATTGTACGATGTCCCTGGCAGTTGTACTGGTTGTTCCACAGGCCCAGATGGAAACTGGTTTGGTGAAACGCTTTCCAGTCCACCAAGCAGGATATCTTCCGGTGGCATGAAGAGTTGTTTCGTATGCACCAATTCCTTCGCTTTTTCCAATTCGGTTTGCAGCCATGATACAGCGTTCACTAAATGTGCTGCCGGCTGCAAAGAACTGCATGTGCTTAGGGTAGTTATGCCGACTCAGCTCGCCGTCATCTGGATAATACTGGACTATCTTATTTTGCTTGATCCGAATGTTTTTGGCTTGCAATAGTTTGAGGTATTGCTCTTTGCGGTCTCTATCAAGGTGGGAAAGATCCATCATTATGACCTTTTAATATTGTGAAAGGGATCAAATGATAGGTCTTCTAAAATTGAGGTGTCTTCCATCAGAAGGGGCTCTTCAAAAGATTCGTCAGGAATAAATAGGCCAGCTTGTTCTTCAGTACAGAACAAATCTTCCAGAGATAAATCATCCTCGTTGGCAGTATTCGTGACAACAGCATGATCTGAAGTAAGAGGAATGGTCGTAAATGATAAGTTTTGTCGTAAGGATTTTTTAATCTCTGGAAGATTTTTACCACCAGTACGGTTGATAGCTTCTTCGATTGCAGCTATCTCAGCATCGAGTTCTTCATCAGTTTTGGTTTGCAGCGTCATGTCGATGTTCAAACGATCTGGAGCCTTATAACCATTGCGATCAAGCACATCTTTGGCTGCATTAAACTGTACGGATGCTGGAACAGCTTTGCGGGAACTCGAGTTGAGAAGATGCTCGAAGGTTGCTAGCGCCTCCTTGTTGAGGCTGACTAGCTTTTTACGAACGTCCAAAGTTGCTTCGTGCGCCCTGTCTTGAAGGCCATTTAAGTAAGCTTGACCTAACGGTGAACGCAGAATTGTAGATACGGATGATTGTGCCATGCCAAGACGCTCAGCGATTTCCTGATTCTTATAACCATTAAAGGCCATCTGAATTATGTTGCGGTGCTGAGATTTGAGTTCTTTCAACATGGTTGACAGCTTTACAGGTGAAGTGGGTTAAATGGATGTTGTGAACCTTTTGGAATTGTCTTATTTTACGTTGACATATTATAGTGAAAAGGTCAATATTAAAATGCATAAGGACTTAATTTTCCTGCTTTTTCCATAATGCCGGCAAACATATTGAGCCTCCTATAATATCTAAGGGCTGGCTGTTTTGCTAAGGCTACCAAGTTTCTATGTAAACCAAGTTGATTACTTATGCCAGTTTAATTGTTCCCTACTTGATGTTCATTTATGAACGAGGTTGGTAATTGTCCGGATTGACGGCAATGTGAAGTTGGTTATTTCTGCAACTCTATATAGAAAGCCTAATCCACTACAGAGAGATCGAGGCATCCACACGCAAGCAGGTTACACACAAGAAAGATTGTTCCCGCGACATACGTCGCAATCATACAAGAGTTACACCAGGCAAGCAGGTAATCCTGGCAAACTGTGGAACAATCCAACAAGGGAAATATTTTAACATGATGGTCCTGGCAGACTGTCGAGCATCATACAAGTTGTACCAGGCTATATTGCCAATGACCAGGCAAGGTGTACCAGGCAGAATGGACATGCAAAATAAATCTTGACAGCCTGAACATGGGGAAGTATTGTAATTGGGAAAGGTCAAGCAATTGGGAAATGAAACAAGGTGCAAAATAATTCTTGACAAGACTTTCCCCGTTTGGTACAAGTAAACATGATTAAGATTTATAGTTGGCTGAAACGGGATAGTTAGAGCGGTCAAACCTTTGCAACGGAGAATATCATGACGACAAGAGAAATATTGAACCAATTACCACAACTTGAACAGATGGTAATATTTGCTTGTATTCATCATTGCGCTGTATTACCAAAAGAAGAAAGGGAAAGATTTGTTAAAGATTATGGTGAAAAGACAGATAGAGAATTGACAAAACTTATAGGTAAACTTTTGGATAAATAAACTTGACATACCTTTCCACAGGTGATAAACAGTAATTGTCAGGCTGGAAATGGTTCTGGCCACTCGTAGTCTAACCATCATAAAGGAGTTTTATCATGGCACAATCTATTTTTGTAACACTGGATACGTTGAAAACAGAGACTTCAGTCCCGGCGGTTGGCATCATGGTACAGCACACTTTGCCAAGAAGAATCTTTCCGACAAGCGAACAATTTAGCGACGAGGAAAAGTTGGTTGCTTGGGCAAAGGAAAGCGGATGCCTTCATGCATGTTTGCAGAAAGGTGTACAGGCAAAACTTATTGATGCACGAGCAACCTTTAAGGCAACAAAGAAAGGTGCCGAATGGTCGCCTGAGCTTGGTCAAGAAAACGTGGACAAGATGAAATGGGAAGCTGCTGAACGTCCGGCAAGCGCCAAGAGTGACGAACAGAAAGCAATTGAGGCAATGGCCAAACTTAGCCCGGAACAACTTGCGGCAATTATCGCAGGTATGTCGGCTAACAATTAGCAACCATTCAACTCGGGCATAGTCCATGCGATTGTGCCCGAGCCTGGAGGTGTAGCCATGCAATATTCTAAACGATTCATAGCTTTCTTTAATCGTAAATCAGCCCCTTATCTGCCTGAATGGGTTATCGAAGCATGGTATCAGCAATTTAATGAAGTTGACTTCCACCTGGTGAAACCATGAAAATTACTAAGCTTGCAAAGGATGTTTCTTATGGCATTAGTTTTGCTAAAGCAATTAAGTTGACTTCAGATCGTGAGGAGATGAAAATTGTCCGGTGCATCTTATGTCAAGACTGCCATAATGTTAGCCGGGTCTTACAATATCTTGGCCTGATGCCTGAACGATACAACAAGGCCATTCAGACGGGCATTTGTATTGAACTGACTAGATAAAGGTGATATAATGACAACTTATGAAAAGATGATTGAAGTAGCTGTACAGGTTATCCAGGAATCTAAAGACTGGCATCCAGACAAAAAACGTATTGAGGCTAATAATTGGGCAGATGAAATGTTCTACACTGATAGTGAATTGGAAAAGGTTATTTGTGATATAGTAATAAGAATTTTAACTAAAGAATGAAACAATAAAAAAGCCTAACAACCTGTTATCAGTCTAGCCCGATTAGGTTCCTGTAACCTTTTCGGGCTTTTCTTATTGCTAATGCCTAACAACCTGTAAAATGCCTAACAACCTTGCTTGCATGACTAGCGATTATATGATGGTTGTATGGCTGTTCGATGGTGAACAGGAATAACACGACCAAGGGTGTCCAGGTGGTGACAACCGTAATCAAACGTGACCAAAGGTGTCCAAAGGTGGACACTTGGACACACATAAATGGCACCAAACGGACACTAAACGTATACACCTGTCACCAGTAGGCACCGGCTGGACACGCATAATTGGCACCGGCTGTCACCGTATTGGCACCACATGGCCACAGGTAAGCTAGAAAAAGGTAATTATTTCAAAGAGTTACGAACCTGTGTGTCCAAAAGTGGCCAATAGTGTCCAACCGTACACCACCCCCCTGTGTCATGAAGGGAGAGGGGTGTCTGTTTTAGTATTTAATTTTTTTATTAAATACTTAAATACGAGGTCCAGAGACGGGGGGGAGGTGTACGCGTGGACTCTTTTGACGCCAACCGTACACAGCCCTCAAATTCCCCAACAATATCAACCACTTACACAAGCAACCTGTCACCAAACGTCACCAAACGGCACCAAAACATAACCATCCGTCACCAAAAAATGTCACCACCCGTAACCAAACCCTTGACAAACGTCACCAACCCGTGCTATACTGTCACCAAGCGTCACCACAGGTCACCAACCGACCAACGCACCACAACCTCAACTAACGGAGCAACCATTATGTCAAGCCCTCACATGTCCTTTCGCCTAAACCATTACCAACTCGCCAAAGCATTAAGAATACTCGTCACTCTTGAACCCGACCAACCAATAGCATCATTATCCCAGGCAGCCAAGCTAATAATCATCGACTGGATATCAAAGCATTCAATCCACACATCGTTAGAATGTGCTCAAGCAGACATAAAAGCCATTGAGACAATCATCTCTCTGCCTGTAGATCGAATCGACCCATATACAACCATTCGGCAGATTATGGCACAAGCAAAGGCACAATCTCAACCATTCCAGGCACAGCAAGAATTTCAGATAAAAGAACAGGCACAGAAATCAGCCCAACAAATACAAAGAGATATCGAAGACGCCAGACTCTTCGAGCAGCTCAGACGTGAACATGCATTAAAAGAAGCACAAGAATTAAAAGAAAAAGAGATTGATACCCAAATAGAGTTATCTTTTCAAACAAGACAAACTCGCCTCAAACCATCAGAATTTCATGATCCGAATAACACAGAGTCAGAAATATCAACTATAACTGATTTCAGCCCGCCGAAAGATTGGATTGATAGCGAGGAATAAGCACAACGAATGGACGGGCATAACGTAGTGAAATTACACAGTTTTTCCGTTATGCCCGCCAACACGCCAGAACGACCAACACGCCATCCGCTACACGGACATACCACCATACCCGTTTTCCCGGTCCGGCCTGCTACGGGCATCCTACGCCTTTCCTGGCCCTATTCAGCCCAGCCACCATACTATATACACGCCACCGACCAACTACCACAACGTAGCACCCGCCACAACCGTAAACCGTACACGTGTTTTTCCGTTGACAAACCCTATTGTATACGGTACACTATACTATACACTATCCAGAACCTCACAAATGGTATGGCCAGGGCGTGATGAAGGATGTCATTCTGGTAAGTATTAAATAAAAGTATTTTAATTAGCCTTTAGATCAACATTCCTAGACAAGGAGAAACATCATGAGTGACTTTTCACCATTTGCAGAAGCAATAAATAGCAACTTTCAACTTCTCTCTAACAAATCAAACCTTTTCCGCACAACAATATCTGGAGAAACTCTTTATTCTGAATACTTAAAAGCTTTTCCTGAAGGTACAAATAAAATATTTCGACAAAGATCAGAACATGATTGCCAGGCTTGCCGCAGCTTCATTAAAGCAATCGGCAATGTTGTGGCAATTCAAGATGAAAAGCAGATATCAATCTGGAATCTTCCAAACCTTGAATTTCCTTACAATCAAGTGGCATCAAAACTAGCAATACTCGTAGAAGCCAGTACAATTGAAAGTATTTTTCTTACTACAGAATCTAGTGCTGGAAGAAAGCCAAATAAAGACAATTATAATGAGGCTATAACTTGGCATCACTTCTATTCAGCTATGCCTAAACAACTTGTTTGCAAAGATTCAATTATTGGAACCAAATTTAGTGAATCAAATACAAATGCAGAAATGTTCAAACGAGCATTAACAGAAATCAATCCCGATGCTGTAGAAACTGTAATTGACCTAATTAATCAAAATTCAATATACAGAGGCTCAGAATTCCTTAACTTAGTAAAAGATTTTGATATTTATCAAAAACAATATCTTGCTACAGAAAACAAAGCAATCTTTCCTTGGCAAAATATCAAAGCATCTTCAGTAAGAATAAGAAACACAGTAATTGGAACATTGTTAGTTGATCTTTCTGAAGGAAAAGATATTAACATTGCCGTAAGTGCTTACGAATCAAAAGTTGCTCCACAAAACTATCAGAGACCTTCAGCAGTTATAACACCAAAAATGATCAAACAAGCACAAGAGAAAATTATTGAACTTGGCTTAGAAAACTCATTACAAAGAAGATTTGCAGTTGCTGAAGATATAAGTATTAATGATGTTATCTTTGCCGACCGTTCAATCAAGTCTGTAATGAAAAGCAGTCCATTTGACTTACTATTAAGTGATCATTCAAATTTACCACAAAACCTAAATAAGATTGACAAAATATCAATAGAAGATTTCGTATCTGGAGTAATTCCAAATGCAGAAAGTATAGAAATTTTGTTTGAAAACAAACATCAAAACAAACTTATGAGTTTAATTGCTCCAGAAGATGCTTCTGCACCATCTTTGTTTCAGTGGGAAAATAACTTTTGTCACGTATATAATGGTAATGTAACTGATTCAATAAAAGAAAGAGTTAAAATTGCCGGTGGGAGGACAGAGAACGTAATAATGAGATTTTCAGCTGCCTGGGATGGAAAAACAGATTTAGATATACATTGCCAAGAACCAAAAAATCATATTTATTATACTTCCGTTAGACTGTGCTTTCCATCATCTGGAATACTCGACGTAGATGCTAATGGTATAGATGGACATAGAGAAAAGCCAGTAGAAAACATCATCTATACAAATAAATGCAAAATGCTTCCAGGTACTTATAAGTTTTACATTCACAACTATCAGCAAAGAGACAATATGCTGAATCCAATCAGAGCAGAGCTTGAACTTGAGGGAAAGCTTTTTACCTTTTCATATTCTAAAGGATTAAGAAATGATGAAGAAGTCACTTTTGTAGAAGTTAGGCTTGACGAAAATGGAACTTTTTCAATAATAAGTAGTCTTCCTCACCAAGAATCAGAAGTAACAGTATGGGGAATTAAAACAACCAAGTTTCACAAAACCAAAATGATTATGTACTCACCAAATTATTGGGAAAATTCTTCTATGCACGGAAACAAGCATATATTCTTTATATTGGATAAATGTTTAAACTTAGAAACCCCAAGAGGATTTTTCAATGAATTCCTTAAGGGGGATTTAAAAACCCATAGAAAAGTCTTCGAAGTCCTTGGCAATAAAATGACAGTATCAAGCTCAAATAATCAGCTTTCTGGACTTGGTTTTTCATTCACTCAGCCTGATGAAATAATCATTAAGGTAAGCGGATCTTTCAACCGTACCATCAAGGTACAATTCTAATACAAGGAGAACATTATGGAACTGTACAAGAAAGCAGCAATTGAAAAGTGGCGTTTTGAGACTATTCAAGGTTCAGTTATGGTTGAAGATTTATTTGATCTTCCTCTCACTTCACGCAGAGCAAATCTTAATGATGTTGCAAAAAGTATTAACAAACAAATCAAAGATGCAGGTGAAGAGGATTTCGTTTCCACCAGTAATAATGTTACCAATGTTTTGCGTGAAAAGCTTGAATTGGTAAAAGATATTATTACTACTAAGCAAGCAGAAATTGAATCCAGGGAAAATGAGCTTGCCCTTATTCAGAGAAAGCAATATTTGAAGTCTTTAATCACTGAAAAGAAAGGAGATATTGATAAAGGCAAATCTTTGGAAGATCTTGAAAAAGAGCTTTCTTCTTTAAATTAACTACCTAATCACCAGGTCAAAGCCCTTGCAATTTTAATGTTTTGACCTGGTTATGAGTTAGTCAATTTAATAACCTCAACAATGGAGACAGACATGAAATCTAATCCAAGTAGCAATAAGAACCATTTCACACCTCTTGAAGCCATGCATACTGAGTCTATTTGTCTGGGAATTCTTTGGGCAATTGGTGCAATAGCTACAGTTGCTTTGCTAGTCTTCTTTGGAATTAACGAAGCAAAGGAAGTATTCCAGCCAATTGTTGAGGCTCTGCAAGTTCATCCATCCAAAATGTAATATTCAACCAAGAAGCAAACATGAACATCATCGACTGGCTTATAACTGATCCATTCAAGCATGATTTCTTATTGATTGCAATTATTCTGTTCGGCGAAGATGAAGTTTATGCAGCAATTAATATGGGCATAGTGCTTGCTGATGACATAGAGATTAAGATCAACATTCAGTAAGGAGATTATAAAATGGAAAATCGAGCAACTTATAATTGGATTTATTGTTTAGCTCAACAATTGGTAATAGATAATCGTAATATGAAAAATAACCAAGGTATTTATTTTAAAATAGAAATATCATGCAATCAGCATGGATATGAAAAGAATGGAAATACTTACCATGAAAAATGGAAAAATAGTGATCGAAATAATGTTCATATTATTGTAGTTAAACCACATAAAGTATTTATTTCAATAGATAATACTTTTAGATGGAGTTCTGAAATAAATGCTCTAATTGTAGAAAACTTTACAAATGCAAGTAATCATGACAGTTGTTGGAAAGATAGTATTGATAGTAAGCTTCACGAACTTTCAATTGCTTCATGGAAAGAAGCATACAAATTCACACCTGAAAAGCATATCCCTGCACCAGTTGCATCAGATATAACTTGTAGTCCTTGTATACTTAATAACAAGTTATTAAAATTTGTTGAAATAGAAACTGAATATCTTCCAAATGATTGTTATCACTACAAAATGAAGAAAATAAAAAAAATTTCTGACCCTGTCATATTACCAAATGTTTAGTTTCGCTGTTCATCTGTGAACGCCCATTACATAAATTCACACTTAGGAGGCCATGTTACAATTATGAAAGGCAAAACGATTCGTTTCTACAACAGATTTGGAACCCATATGGGATGGAAGTATCTTGCCAATGTGACATACTTTGAACTGATTAACTGGCTCAAAGCTGGCAACACCTTGAAATTTCAGAAACAAACCCTGACTAAGCAATCCCACAGTAATGAAATATTTGCAGTCTTACGGAGGTCATAATGACAATGACAGCAGAAGATATTATGTCTTTCCAAGGTCACGAGTTTATCTATGTATTTAGAAATGGTGATACAATGCCAGCATATATTAAGAAAATAGACTTAGATAAAAATATAATATCTTACTGGAGCTTTTCATTAGTTACAAATAATGGATATAAATTTGCTCCCTTAAATGAAGAAGAAAAAACTGAAGGTGCTTGTTGCTTAGGTTTTGCAGAGAGCTTAGATGAAATCTTTGAGATTATTAAAGAAATAAAAACTACTGGAATAATATTATATAAACAAAGAGGTCTTGGAGATTTCGAAGGCTGTCCATTTTAAGGAGCTTAAATATGAAAAAACTCTGTCCAGTTTGCAACACTCTCAATGAAGCAATCGGCTTCAACTTAACAGAAAAAGAAATTCATAACATTAGCAAGATTGGACTGTCCGAACATCTTTGCAAGACTTGCTACCAGAAAGAACTATCCGCATTGTTAGAATCTACCAAAGCTAAACTCATCCCCCTGAATAAGGAAAAAGAAACTACTCAGGCCACATACCATAAAGCTTATGAAGCCTGGAAAGAAGTAGCCAGCATTTACCAGGCCATAGATTACAATCTCAACATGAATAAACATGCAATCAAAATGAAGGAATCAACCAAAATTAGGGTGCCAAAAACCAGTGAACCAGTCAATATTGAACTGCTTTGCCAGCAGATTCTTTCAACCCTAAGTAAAGAACAACAACAAGCTATCATCCAAACCTTTAAAGCAACTCAAACTATTGGTAATTAATCATGAGCAGTCCAATCATAACATTTCGTCTCACTAACCATCAGCTTGCTCGTGGCCTTCAGATTGTTCGCAGCCTGGAGCCGAACTTCCAACTTACAAGCCTTAGCCAACTGGTTAAGATCCTCTACACAGATTACCTGGCAAAAATGACCATTGGTCAAACAGATGAAGTTGACCAAGACATTATGCAAGAAATCCAGATCTTTATCATCAATCCAAAAAAGAAAGAAATCAACCTGGCATCCTTAGCAGATGAGGAAAAAGTCACTCATCAAGAGGTATAATATGAAAAGAATACACGTAAACAACATTGTTATTTGTAAAACATATTATGCAGTATGTGTTGGTTCAATATCAGCAATACAATTTGAAGCTATAATGATACCTAAAGCTACAGTACATAATTTCAGAACAGATTTCACTTATGACTGGTACTTGTCTGATATTGGTATTGAATATGAAAATGAATCCTATGTAAACAATCTTAATCGAGTATTTGAAACAGAAGAAGAGGCTAGGAGTTGGATAAGCACTGAAGAATATAAACAAGATTTAGAACAGCACTGGAATCTATGTTCTTTTGGTAAATACTAACAATCAATCAATTAAAGGAACCCACCCATGAGTAAAGCCCGCGTAGTTTCAACTCGCATGACTATTGAAGACCTTGCCAAAGCACGTGACGGCCTACTGGCTAAAGGCATTGATCCAGCTGAATTAACAACAACTAGTCAGCTTATCAAACTTACTTTTTACTACGGAATTATTTATCTTTGCCAAGATCCAAAATCTCCACCAAGTCAAGAATCTATAGACTTTGTAAGGCAGAAATTCAGCCAAACCAAAGTAACCAGGAGAATGCATTTAACTGATCTGGAGTAAATCAATGAAATTAATATTCAAACTCCTTGCATACATTATAATCTTAGTCTTATTTGGTATTGCAGGAGAAATGGATTATCAACACACCATCTCATAACAAGAACCAGTAGTTCAATACTAACGGAGGTTGTTATGTGCGAATCTATTAAAGAAGTTCTAATGCGACGTGATGGCATCTCTTCACTTGAAGCACAAGGCATAATCAAGCAAGCCAGGGAAGCCTTGCAAGAATACATAGCTTTTAATGCTCTTGAATCCGCTGAAAATATATGTGAAGAATACTTTGGCCTAGAGCCAGATTATTTAACCGATCTAATGTAAAAAGGGGCACTATTATGTGGGACTTCACTAAGAATGAACAATATTCTTTTCGTACTTTTTACATCCCTGAACGTATGATGCATGGATTGGAGCGTTACATTGAAGGACACATTAAACCAGGAGGTTTTCTCTCAGCAGTTCTTAAAAATGATCTTCGTGGTGCTATTGAACATGCAGATGACGAAAACATTCAAAATCTGCCAGCTTACATAGGCTTCTTATATAATGAAGCACCAAGTCCCTGTTGGGGAAGTGAAAAGAAGTTTAACAACTGGTTAAGTAATAAATAATCACCATGAAAAACCTTCCACATTATAAGACACCAACTAACTTTCTTTGCCCAGCTTGCCATCAGCCCTGTCGCATAATTGCCTTAGACGACTCATTTAGCTATTCTGGCACTCATTGCACAGCTGGCCAAGCAGGCATTCACTATCCATCTGATTATGGCTCACCTGTAACGGATTGCTGCGAGGTAGATGTGCCGGATGCTGAGATGGATGAACCAGATTATTATGACTACGGAGATATTTAATGGGGCAAGCTAAACGACGTGGAACTTTTGATCATCGAAAAGCAGTTGCAATTGAAAAGACTATCATTGAACGTGAAAATCGTATTCAAAAAGAGCGAGAAAGAATAGCTAACATGACTGAGGAAGAATGCCAGCATAAGAGAGCTAAAGAATTAGCTGTTATACAGTTAATGTCTTATTGTGCTTCTTTAGGAATACAGCTCCATAAAATATAAAGGTAACGCTATGGTAATGAAATACAAAGGTAAAACTCTTACCACCGAACAAGAAGCACATGTCAACACAATTCTTGACGGAAACAATTATGCTATCCAGGCTCCTCCTGGAAGTGGCAAAACCTTCTTGTTGCTTGCAATGGCTCGCAAAATGTCAGGATATGGCTTGTCCATTTCATTCAACAAGCTTCTCGCTCAAGAAGCTGCAACCAAGTTTTCCAGCAACATAATGTGCAAAACTGGCCATGCGCTTGCCTATGGAGCAGTCGGCTACAAATACAAGAAGAAGCTTAGCAAATTGACAGGTAAACAACTAGCGGATACTTTCGATATCGGTGAATGGCAACTTTATAATAGTCCAGCCAACAAGGGTTATCTCATTCTCAATACGATTCGCAAATATTGCTATTCCAGCGACGAAGTTATTCAGTACAAACATTTGCCCAGATTAACAATTCTTCAGGATGCCGACCTAGATATTATGCGTGAGGATCTTGTGCAACACGCAAATCTTGTATTTAACGAAATGGCAAATGTTAATAAGCCTATGCCAATCACCCATGATGTGTATTTGAAAATCTGGGCACTCACAAATCCAATAATTAACAAAGATTTTATCTTCTTTGACGAATATCAAGACAGCAACCCAGTTATTGCACAAGTTATCAAGAATCAAAGTTGCCAGAAAATATTTGTTGGCGACTGTTTCCAGCAAATCTACAGTTGGCGTGGAGCCGTTAATGCACTCCAGGATGACAATCTGGCAAAGCTCTACATTACTAGAAGTTTCCGTTTTGGGGAAAACATCGCAAGTATGGCAAACACCATAATTACTGGCTACTATCCATATCAATTTGACTATGTTCCATTTCACGGCAACGATGATGTTACTTCTTCAATTCATTACGAGCCACTTCCAGCTGTGGATGCCATCCTATGCAGGACAAACAAAGGAATTATTGCAGAAACAATCGAAGCTCTTGGAAAAAATCTATCAGTCCACATCCTTGGAGGAACGCAACAACTTACATACCTTATCAACTCTATAATTCAGCTCAAGCTCCAGGGATATTCAAATCATCCAGACCTATTCCTTTTTAAGAACTTTGTTGATCTTGTTGAATATGCCAATTCTCCGATGGGCGGGGATATTAAGCCTATCCTCAAATTAATCGAACTCTATGGCAGGGAGCGCTTACTATCTATTCTTGAATCAACTGTAGAAGATCCAAACGAAGCCGATGTAACTATAACTACTGCACATAAAGCAAAAGGTTTAGAATGGTCTAGAGTGAGGCTGGCAAATGATTTCAAAATTCCGTCTGATCAGGGGAATCCAACAACTGAAGAAACCAACATATTATATGTAGCTGCCAGTCGAGCATTGCATCAACTCGATGTGAGCAAATGTGAAGCTTGTTGGCCTCACACTTTTGATAAGGCTCGAAAGGTTGCTTATGAACAATGGCAAGTAGATCAAATGACTGAACGTAATATTAATTCTAATTTTGATGAAGATATTCCAAATATACTTGAATTAGGGTTTAAGGAGGGTCATTAATATGAAAAATTTAATTCGAATAGAGTTGATTCACACACATCCAGGCATGAAAATGGAAGATTTCATGCAAGCAATTGATAATACAGGAGGCTGGCCTGTTGGTTATACCTATGTTTCGTTTTATCATGCCTTAGAATATAGTGGCAGGTATTGCCAATTTACTAACAATTACCTTCAAACTGGTTGGTGGACAACCATCTGTCATGCTGATGATTATTATTACTGGAAACTCTCGGAAGAAAAGAAGGGCGAAATACTGAAAGTTGCACGACAGCAGCTTATTCGCCAGCTTAGCTAAAACAATTAAGGAGCCTAACCTATGAACAAACGACAACTCAAGAAAATAATTACACTATATCGAGAAGGCTTATCTTGTGAAATCTGCATATCTGTTATGCTTGACCTAATGAAAGGTAAAAGCACTATTGAGATAGCAATGGCAATTCATGCTTTCTATGAATCAATATTTATTCTAACTGAGAAGGAGGCTTAAAAGGTGATAAAGCGCAAATTCTTGCCAGAACTCCTCGGAATGAACCTTTACCAGACTTCTCGCGGCGAAACTTTTTATGCCTGGAATCATAAACATGCCATCAACAAGCGGCCAAACGAACTGATTTATTTTGTTACAGATACTAATAGAAGAATATTAATTATTAACAAATAACTTAGAGAAATAAGCTATGGAAAAGTTGTTGACAGCTACAATGATTTTCTTAATTGTATTAGTAATTTTTAGTATCTTTTATACAGATAAAAGAATATCTAAATGTAATGCTTTAGGCGGAGTTTATATAAATGCTCAATGTTATAAAGCTGAGTTAATTAACTTAGATAACAAATAACCTAAATTAAAAGGAGAACTTATAAAATGAGAATTATAGGTAAAACAGAAAATGGTTTTATACTAGAGGCATCAAGAAAAGAACTTTCTAATTTAACTGGTTATTATTCAGAATTTGCTGATTCAACAGCAAAGTTAAAAGTAGGCCAACTCATTAAAGTGTCTGAGATGTATGATCAACTTTATACTTTAGCCTCTAAAGCCGATACTATTTCTAGCATATCTAAAAAACTTGCTGAGCTTGTTGGTAGTCTTCAAATCATTGATCCGATCATTAAGGAAGTACTACCCACAGATAAGGGATTAGATTAATATGCATAAAGATAAAATAATAGATTTGACTATTAAGATCCTTTTTTGGGCTGTTATAATATTCTTTGTAGCTAAGGCTGATTTAGAAAAGAATAAGATGATAGCCGAACTGAAAGAAAGAGCAAACCTCGTGCCTGTCGTAACTGTTGATGCTTTAGGCATTTGTAAAGTAGTTCAAGGAGGAAAATCCTACATGTTGATTGATGTTACTAATGAGACGAAAGCACTTGATGAAGTTGTACAAAAAGTTAATAAGGATAAATAAACTATGAATGATCTAAAGCCATGTCCATTCTGTGGAGCAGATGTTCAATGGTGCGGTGATGGCTGGGAAGGATGGGAACCACATACCTGTGATCATATTCATTGTCGTAATTGCAATATGCATTTTGAGTGTGAAGAAGATGATGATACAATTGAGCAGTTTCGTACTGTAATGCTTAAGAAATGGAATACTCGTACTTGATAATTCAATAAGCAGCTAAACTAACGGAGGTATCAATGTGCGAAAGATTACTCGAATACTTCATGCTATTCTTACTCGCTTGTGTAACATTAATTCTTTTTTTACACGAAAAAGTAAAAGCTCTTACGAAAATGATATAAAAATAATGCGAATAGCTAGATTACATATTTGGAGGGTAAAATGAAGACAATAAAAAATACTTTGCTTTTTCTCACATCTTTTATAATCATAGGATTATTTGTACTTCTCATCGATCAATTGTATCCAACACCTCCGATTGACCAAGCAGCTTTGCAACCATTCTCTAATAGAAATGTTATTACAAGTTTGGATAAATAACTTAGCTTTACCTATAGATTGAATAAGTGTTTAAGGATTTTATGAAATAGTAAAAAGGCTAAAAAAATAAAGAAATCTGTTGACAAGGGCGATTCTTTATGTTACTGTTACCGAACAATACCGGATTTTACCGGAAAGCACCAAGGGCCGTAAAAAGCCGTTTTCAAGTCGGGCATATCGCCCATTCTACAAACCCCTAATTAGGAGATTCAAAAATGAGCATGATCAAAGTAGTTAGCAACCAGGCCAGCAGGGAAATTACTGTAACTGAGCCGGCAGTTCTTAACCTCGGAACTATCGAGGAGATGGTACAGGCTCTCGGTGAGGATCTTACCGTGAACATGGTAAAGAACCAGCTGAAGGTCAGTTTCCGCGCAGTTATTCGTCGTAAGCTGGAAGAGAAAGACGACAATAACGAGTTCAGCAATACTGACGAGGCTATCGCAGCCGAGGATTTCAGCGACTGGAAGCCGACCCTGCGGATTACTAAGACTCCCGAGGAGAAAGCTTTGGAAGCACTTGGCAATCTGCCTCCGGAAGTTCGTGATGCAGTTCTGGCCCAGTTCAACAATCGGTAATCAGTTTTAATTTAGTGAGTGGCGAAACTGGTAGACGCCCGAGACGTTAGGCCACAATCGAGAGGTACAGCAAGCTACTGCCAAGGCCAAGAGATGAGGTTAGTAGTTATGTGGAAGTAGACTTTGCCACAGATACAAGTCGTATTAACCGAGTGGATGCAGGTTCGAGTCCTGCATCACTAAAGTTTTTAACTTCTACTGCCGGAAACGCATTGGATAGCAAGTCCATGCGCACCATTCGACCTGAATTGACAGGTATCGCCAGCATGACGATGTTGGAATCGGCTTCTTAATACCAGCTTAGTTTTAGTATAGGAGATTAGAATGAAAAAGTCATTATTGCATGAGTTACTTGCTGTTGAAGGTGATCTTGAAGGGGCACATAAAAAGATTATTGAAGAAACTAAGAATACCTTTACCAAGAAGTCAGATCACTTCCTGGGACAGCATCGACGATATGAAGCATTTATCGAAGACGGTATTGATTATCCAGAAGAAGAAAAAGCAATCGATACTACTGTAAAAGATAAATTATCTCATATGCAGAAAACTGAAGTACGTTATTTTGATGCTATTCTCCAGAAAGAAGCTACAAATCAAGTTGCTAAAGCAGATTTGATCGTAGATGGAATTACACTTGGTACTAACTTACCAGCAACATTCTTACTTGGAATGGAAACAAGATTAAAATATCTTCGAACTGTTTATGAAGCCATTCCAACATTAGCTCCTGGAATTTCTTGGGAACTTGATACATCAATAGGAAAAAACATCTATAAGGCAGCAAAGCCAATTGAGAAACTAAGAACTGAGACTGTCGTAGAACCAGTTGTTTTATATGAAGCAACAAAAGAGCATCCAGCACAAGTAAAAGAAGTATCTAAAGTAAACAATATTGGTAAGTATATAACCAATTCTTGGTCTGGAATGATTTCACCAGCAGAAAAATCAATTTTGCTTGAAAAGATCGACAAACTTATTCGAGCATTTAAAAAAGCCCGTCAGCGGGCTAATACAACTGAAACACTAAACATTAATATTGGAGAAGAGATTTTTAAATTTATTAATAACTAATTTATAAGGGCCAGTGTTAGTAGAGTCATCAGTAGAGTATATATGGCAAAAGTTTATTGACCCTTCAGTATGTTCCATAGAGGAAATAATTATTAGTTTATATCAGATCTAAAATATAACTTGCAGTCATAGGTTCAATTCCTATTCTTGCCTCCATTGATAAGGTAAATAACAACTAAATGTATTTATCTTATTAATTAAGGCAAGGTAACTCAGTGGTAGAGTGGCAAGTATTTAGTTTAACATCTGATATTAAATGAAAATATTATCCTAGGAAAATTTCGTTTGTATACGAAAACAATCCCGGGGCTATAGGAAGGATATCTTATAGCCCCACTTTTTCATTAAGTTCAACGAGAGGATTTCTCAAATGAATTTTTACGAAAAAATAGACTACAGTGCATTATCAACCTATCTCACGTGTCCACGCAGGTTCCTTTTTCAATATGTAATGAACCTCAAACCAGCCGGACAATCCATTCATCTTGTGTTTGGAAGCTGCTGGCATTACGGCCTAGAAGCTACTTATAACATCTTAATTAAGGATTCTTCACCATCTGTTCTTGATGCAACTGAAATCTCTATCAAAGCATTCCATAAGCTCTGGAAGCTTGACGGCGAACCATTTTGGAAGAATGAAGATGCAATTTTCCCAAAGTCTCCCGGACATGCAGCTAACATGTACAAGGGTTATTGGGATCGCTTTCTCGTAAGTGATGTAAAAAATCGTTCCATCCTGGCTGTTGAAGCACCATTTTCTATTGACCTATCTGTAAAAGGCTTGAAGCTGCCAAATTATATTGGCCGCATTGACTTAATCTTTTCCAGCGGTGACAACGGAATCGATATTCTCGACCATAAAACCGCTAAAGCTATCTACTCTACGACACCACAAACTTTTGAAATGTCATTCCAGTCAGACGGTTACTTAACCGCTGGCAGAATTTTTTATGATAAAATCCCAACCATTACTTATCGTGTAGCTCTTTGCCAGAAAAGCAAGATTGACTTCGTCCCAATTACGATCAACAAACGATCCGCTGCGATTGAACACTTCCTGTCTGATCTTTGTCATTATGCAAATGAGATTCAGCATAACTTAAACCTACTTGAAGAAGATAAAATCAACTGCCGAGAACGCTCGGATGTATTGCAATCCTTCCACAGGAATCCAGGCTATGCTTGTACGACTTTTAGCTCAGTTTGTCCTTATTACGATCTTTGTCGGCTCCGAAATAATCCGCTTCATTGGATGGAAAAGGCGCCTCAAGGTTTTATTTATTCTGAATGGGACCCGGAACTCCACGAGGCAAAGACTAAACAGAGATTGATGGAGGTGTAATTATGTTATTTCCAGGAACTGCAAAAGGATTTTACATTACTATGGCAATTGCAGCAATTATTATTATTTTAGTAGTAGTGTTTACTGATAATTATAATTGGTAGATAAGGTTGGAGATTTAAAATGTTTTAAAGAAATGCTAAACAAAGGTTGAGTGAAGTCTAAGATTACTATCATTTAAAGGAGTTTTAAATGCAAACATTCACCATATCTTACAGAATTGAACCTGGAGATTCTTGGAGAGACAAGAACAGTATCAATATCAAAAGCAATCTTGCAGATGATAAAATGCTTGAATGTAAGCTCTCTGAAAGTCTTGTAGAATATCTCAAAAAAGAAGCTGCTGTTCTTGAACCAGATAAATTAATCCTAACCATTGCTGAAGCACAGAAACGAGAGATTCAGACAGTTCTTGAAAGTATGGACGATATGGCTGTTCAAGCAAAAGTTCATGCTGACAAAGCATACGAAATTCTCTCAACTATTTCTAACGAAGCAGAGACTAAGTATGAAGAGATTGAAAAGAAGTTCTCAGATACAGAAAAACGTTTTAAAGATAAGATGCTTTCAACCTCTGAGAGTATCAAAACTCATATAGAAAAACTCTCTGCTGTTGAGGAAAAACTTACAAAAATTAACAATTGGAGTCTGGAAAAGCTAACTGAAAATTTAAAACAGTTAATTAAAATCATAGAGGCTGATCCTGAACTTGTTAAGCTAGTTTTGGATTACAAGAAAGCCTAATTAATTCATTTAAAGGAGTTTTAAATGATTAATTACATTATTATTTTAATGTCTGGAATAACATTAAGTTTATTTATAATACTTATTATTATACGTATTAATTTATATATAGATATGCATATATTAAGTTAATAATAACATATAAAGGATTTTTAATTATGAAATTAATTATTCCAATACTTGATGATCCACAAAAAATTGATAATTTTCATATTGGTACAATGATACAAGATTTGGAACAAAAAATTGCCAATCAATATTTTGTATATCCAGTAATGTCAAATAAGGCGTATGAAAGTTTTGAAATGGATGATGGATCAATTAAAAATATTTATCATGTTGTTTTTGGGTATGTAACTAAAGGGAGACTGTCAGATCTTGCTATTGTTTATACCCTATTTAAACATGTGTGGAATGATGTTCAAAAAGCATGGAATCCAGGAGATTTGGTAATATGGAGGCGTAGACCAGAAGCTAAAGAAGAAAATAATAAAGATCCTGGATGGTTTGAAGCAGGAAAAAATGCACCTGACAATAATGCTCCAGATAATTGGCTTGTACAAGTAACAGTAAGACTTGGAAGCTTTGAGTCACCTCAAAGGAATCCAAAAATTCACTTATTACCTTAAGTGAAGAATTAAAAAAGTAATTTCTTTATTAACAGTCATTTAAAGGAGTTTTAAATGAACCCACAAGTAGCGACACCACCAAATTTCAACAAGACAAAGTTAGTTGAGAAGAAACGATATTTTAACCTCAAATTCTTGCTGACTGGAAACTCAGGTTCAGGGAAGACTCACTTCACGGCAACATATACTAAAGGCCCGCTTCATTATTATCTTTTTGATAAGGGAGGTGAAAAAACAGTTGAAAAAATCATGGGCAGCAGGAATGACATTACAATTGATAACTTTTCCGCTGACTCTTTGCTCTTTTCCGATTTTTGGCGGACATTCCAGGAGGATGAAAAGAATGGTTTATTCCAGTGGCTGAAGGAACAGTCAGGCATGTTAGTTCTGGACTCACTTACTAATGCAAACAAGAAGGCAATCCATGAAATTGAAAAGAAGTCTGGTATTACTCCAAGCGGCATCGGTAAAAAGATCGACATGAAGATGGGCATGTCACCTGCTCATTGGGGCCAATTATTGAACTGGATGAGTACTTTGGTAAGTTCACTCCAGGAACTTCCTTGTGCAGTTGCAGTCACAGTCCATCTGCACACGCTCATGAATTCTGATCAAAAAGTAGTAGCAAGATATCCAGCAGTAAATGGGCAATTCAGGCAGTTATTGGCTGCTGATTTTGACGAAGCCTACTTGCTGACGACACAAGGAACTAAGAGGCAGATATTCTTTACAGAAAAACTTGCATTTGAAGCAAAGTCTCGAGTGTTTGATATGCCAAAGGTTGAAGGCATTTCAATGGATCAGCTGGCAGCAGCATATTTGGCAGGCAAAACAGTTATTCCACAAGCAATTTCAGCTTAACTAGAGGTATGTTATTATGCCAAGAATCTCACGTCTTATAATTTATGAAGCTGATTCTGATGTAAACTTAGCGCATCAAATGGCTAATTCATTATGTGAAGGAATGCATCATCGTGGAAAAATAAAAATAACTGTTATTAATCTTCAATCAGATCCAGTAGTAAATGGCTTTGTTGACGAAACTGTCAAAGATATGAAAGTAATTGACTTCAATGAAGATAGATAAATCAGCTTAATTAAAGGAGTTTTAATTATGGAAAAGCAAATCGTGGAAATTAATGGTGTAAAGTTTGAAGTTGATATGAGCAGTGCGAAAATTATTTCCGAGTACAGAATCGGGGCTAAGGTAAATGTTCTAATCAAAGAATATGCTGAAAAAGTTGTATGTCCTGGCATCATTGTAGGATTTGATAACTTCAAAGATTTGCCAACCATTACTGTAGCTTATCTCAAAATTAGCTACAATGAAGCATCTATTAAGTTTGTATATTTTAATAGTGATTCAAAAGAAGTTGACATTGCCCCATGTCGTGAATCAGACCTGATCTTTAATAAGAGTGATGTTATTGTCAAGATGGATCGTGAAATTGCAGCAAAGGAGAAGGAAGTAGAAGATTTGATTCGGAAGAAAAATTATTTTTTAGATAACTTTACAAAGCATTTCGAAGCTGCAATGATTGCTAATGTGAATGAGTAATTAAATTAGATTAATTAAAGGAGTTTTAATTATGAAAATTGGATTCAAACCAAAAAGTTATAACGACATTATATGTTTTGACATTAATGATGAGTATGTAGATAAAGATCAATTTATGAGTGCAATTTTTAATTCTATTTCAGTAAACTCAGAAGGAGAGCTTGACTTTGTAGTAACGGTCACAGGCAAAAAGCCTAATACAGATGAATACGTTAACCAAAAAAATCAAAAATAAATAAAAGGAGAAAACAAGACAGCGAAAACAAAAACTAACAATTAAATCAAATCAACTAACTTTTGATCGAAGAATAGTTCTTTGATCAAGCAGCAAAAAAAAAATCAATTTAAAGGAGTACTAACTATGTCTATGATTCCTAATCTGTCCGAAATTCCTGACAAAGCACCCATTGAAGCTGGCGAGTATGACTTGACTATCTCTAAGGTCAAAGAGACCAAGTCTCAGCGAACTGGCAGATATGGTTGTCAGCTGATTATTAACATTGACGGAGAGGATAATGCATCAACTATTTTTCACACTCTCTGGTATGGTAACTACAAAGATTATCAGGGCGATGATGAGGAAAAAAACAACCTAATGTGGAGAATGGTAAAAGATTTTCTCCGTGCACTTGGGCTTGATCCAGACCAGGAAACTGACGAATCTGATTTGGTCGGCCTCAATTTTACGGCTGAACTCAGTTATAACGATGGCATGAGCACAGACGATGATGGTAATCCGGTTCGAGTTGGTCAGCCGAGAAATGAAATTGCAAGAGTAGTTTAATTAATAAAGTTATGAGTGGAATAGGTAAACAGTCTGCTACCAGTAGAACCTGGCCGTGATGTCTAACCGAGGCTGAGATTAAGTGATACGAAACTACAGACTATCCACTCATTTTAACTAAGGAGATTTATGATCAAGTTTAATTCGATATTAGAGTCTAGTTACCACTTTCAGTTAGCTAGGTCTGGCATTGCCGGAACAATGTCATTCTGAACGAGGCGCTGATGTGACGCCTACAAGATATTGGATTAAGCAAGAAAGTTCTTGACCATAATATGGTAAACTGAATGAAGGTGCACACTTCAACTGTATTATTGGTGACAACCTCGCGGTCGGGGGAATATTTTAGTCAGGGAATAGTAGATTCAGCTATTATTCTCTGGCGAGGCCCCCATTTATTTTAACAAATAAAACTTGTCGTTCACTTATGAACAACCTGTTGAATGGTTCGCAAGTATTTGAACGACAACTTTTATTTTTATTTATCTTTACTAAGAATTAATCTGCTAAAATATTAATGTTTAGCAAAGATAAATATCTCTTAAGGGAGAATCAATGGAAATAAAGTCGATAGTAAATGGTGTAACAATACTTCCAGAAACTGATTTTGAACAATCTTATCTAAAGTGGCTGTTTACCAATAATCATAATCGTAAAGTTGTTTTTAATCACGATACTGGTAATCTCAGAGTTACAGTAGAAATTTCTAATAAAATAGATACTGAAATTGAAAATTCTACTAAAGCAGCTATAGATTATGCTAATAGCCTTGATTGGCCAGATAAGGAGAAATAAGTTATGACTCATGAACAACTCATAAAAGAAATCTCCCAAGCAAACATGGCCTATGCATCTGGCATACCATTCATGACAGACTCTGAATATGATTTGCTTTGGCAACAACTTTATGCAATAGACCCACATAATAATATCCTTTACCATACCGCGCAAGGCCGGACTGCTCTTACAGGCAAAGCCTGGCATAAGCACCCAATCTATGGAACGAACAAAGCATTTAACATGCTCGATCTTAAACCGTTTCTTACAAGGTTTGGCAGTTACAAACTTCAGATTGAGCCCAAATACGATGGCTGTGCAGCAGTTGTAACACTTACAGATACTGGAATAAACATAACTCTTGAAGGCGATGGTAGATGTGGACGAGATATAACTCACTTAATGCCATACATTACGTTTCCATTCCAGCTTAGGCATTTCCAACCAGTCGAGATTCTTATCCCTCTGAGCGAGTGGAATCCATCCTATGGAGCCAACCCGCGTAATGTAGTTGCTGGCTGGCTAGACCGCAAATATGACAAGCCTTCTGCAATGATGACAGCGATCCCACATAATCATGGCAACCTATTCGAAGAGTATACCTACTCCGGTAGCTTAGAAGCTATGGGAGAATTTCTACTTGAGACATATAGTAACTGGTCAAAGATCTATCCTATGGATGGCTTGATGATCAAGGTTGCAGATGAAAAAGTTAGGCTGGTTGCCGGTAATAATGGTCAGACCAATAACTGGAGTATAGCTTGGAAGCCTCCTATCCAAGTCAAGGAAACAAAAGTTGTTAATATTGAATGGAATATATCACGGCTCGGCAGGGCAATACCAACAGTTGTTTATGAATCAATCGAGCTTTGTGGCACAACTAATAATCGAGTAACAGGTAATAATGCAGAGTGGCTTATTAAAAAGAAAATACATTCTGGAGCAATTATATCTGTGGGTAAAGCAGGTGAGATTATTCCAAAAATTATAGAAGTAAAAAATTCTTATGAACATCTTACATTAGAACAACTTCCAAAAAAATGTCCAAAATGTAATGAAATTCTTCAGTTTGCGGGAGTACATCTTGTATGTAATGGAAACAACTGCATAGCTAAGTTGATCGTATCTATTGCATATTTCTATTCTCAAAAGGGAATAAAAATCGACGGAGTTGGCGAAGGCATTATAGAAAAACTACTTCAGAATGAAAAATGTTATTCAGTTCTTAGCACCAAGCCTTGGGCCTTACTTGATCCGCTTAGCTATGATCTTGTACCAGACATAATAAATACAATCGGAGTAACAATTTATAGCAACATCGCTGAGCAAGTATTTTCAATGAATAATCAATGCACAATGGCACACTTTGTAGCTGGACTTGGCTTACCAGGATTAGCTTATAAGTCATCTCTGCGGCTTTGTCAATATTTAAAGACCGGCCAGATTAACATTCACATAACTGATAATGCCAAACGCAGCTTTATTGAAGCAGCTACTATTTATACTAAAGCAATTAAAGAGATGAAAAACTTCTCTTTTGCAGCACTCCCTAGTGAAGCGAAAGCAATTTATTGCATTACAGGATCATTAAGCCAGTCACGAGAGACTATGGTAGAAATTTTGAATGGTTATGGATATGAATTTTCATCTGGAGTAACAAGGGAAACAAATTACTTAGTCATTGGTACTGAGCCAGGCAGAACCAAGATAGAAAAGGCAACTCGTTACAACATCCCTCAAATAACTGAGGAACAACTTTTTACATTACTGCAAAAGGAGCAAAATTAAAATGGAAAATCGTAGCCAATTTAAAAATTACAGAAAAAAGAATGTTCAGCCTATGCGCCCATATATACTTGGAGAAGATTTAGCAGGTATTTCAGTTAGTCCTGAAGATACTCCAGAAGAAGGAGGAATGATTGCAATTAATCCAAATAATCCAAATGATAAATGGTATGTTGCAAAAAAGTTTTTTGAAGATAACTATATAGAAGTTTAATTCTTTTTAACTTATTACGGTGAACAAAATGCTTAAAGAAGAATGTAAAGTAACTGCACGAATAGATAAAGACTTGTATGAACAAGTCCAGGAACACTTCCATCATGGACAGCAGACAAAACTGTTCAGGCAAATATTCCTTTCGCTGAAAAGCATCATTAATGGGGGCAAGCTGAATGAGATTCTTGATTATATGTACAAGGGAAAGGCATTAACTTTGCCTGGAATTGAGGAATAGAGGAGAATAGTTATGGGATCTGAATATATAATATTAACAGATTCAAAAGGAACAGAAGTGTCTATCGGTGAAATGTCTAATAGATTAGAACTTACTATTTATGCCCCAGGATATGGAGTTATTACATCTACTGACGATATGACTCCAGAAGAAATGCTTAAAGGTTTTATGGAAGGAATTAAATCAATTTCTTACTGGATGTCAAAGGAAGATTTCAATAGAATCTTTTCTAAGTTAGAAGTTTATCCATTTTAATGGAGCAAATTATGCCACTAATGGATCGTATTTACTGCCGATCATTCTTAGAAATGTCTTATCCAGAGCAAGCCAGACTGATTGAACGCGTTCGGACTATGCGAACATCTGCGCTGAATGCAGCACTTGTTAAGTCTCAAAAGATTACCAAGTCTGCCATGAAGAACATCTCTAAGAACTCTGGAACAAAGAAAGGCAAGAAGATGCTGGCTGATCCAACCAAGAATGCAACAGACTTGCTTGGCAAACTTTCAGCAGCTCAAATAGAGTTAATCAAGAGGCAGTTTCAAAATTTAAACTAGGTTAAAGCTATGAGAGATCCTCAATTTAATAGGCATATGATATCCAAACGAGTAGCTGTAAAAGCCTTAGAGGAAATTAATAAAGCTCTAGAAGATAGAAATCATTCATATTTTTGGGGTTATAATTGTGGTGATGCTGGAGAATATGATAATGCTGTTTATTCAATGGCAAGAGAGATTCAATCATTGGTAAAAGAAGTAAAAGAATATAGAGCTTTAAAAGAAGTTTTAAGAATTGCATTAAGTACTCCATGGAATAAATTTTAATTTTACAATAAGGTAAAGCTATGCAACTCTTCCAGATAGAAGAACGTAACATTTCAGACATTATCATCAAAGATCGCGCACGTTCAGCAGTCGGTGACATCTCCAGCTTAGCTGATTCAATCTCAATGGTCGGCCAACTTCATGCGATTCTCATAGATTCAAATAACGTCCTAATCGATGGCCTTCACCGCATTGAAGCATTTAAAAAGCTTGGGCGAGAAACCATTGAAGTCCGAGTATTTGACGGCATTACTGAAGATGATCATTTCTTGATCGAACTCCTTAGTAATATGGACCGAAAGGAATTTCTATGGCATGAGGAAATAGACCTCAAGTATAAACTGCACAACTATTGGGTAGAAGCCGCAGGCAAGGAAAACAAATCTTGGGGCTATAGAGAAACAGCCAAGAGGCTCAAGTGCAGTCTCGGTGGATTATCTACTGATCTTGCCTTCGCAGAAGCCCTAAAAGTCTTTCCAATCCTGAAAGAACAGTCTACTAAAGGCCGAGCTAAAGAAGCCTACAAAGCTCTTGGTGAACAAGCTAAAGCACTTCAGCGAATGGGAAGTTTTACCGATGCTGAAAAAGGGCGTTTAGTTGCTCTGCAAAACGGAACCATGACAGCACCGATAAAAAATACTGTAACTCAGAATGTGTTTGAGAAAACCAAGCAAGCCAAGGAAAGACTCACCGAGTTTGATGAAGATGATGAAGACCTTAACGATGAGCAAGAACCAATCAGATCTAACATCCAAGTAATTTATGTAGCTGAAAATTACAAAACTTTCCTCGACAAGATTCCTAACAACTCTGTGGGAATGGTAGAACTCGATCCACCATATGCGATTGACTTTAACGATAACTATGGTAAGACAAACAAGATCGAATGCAAAGCCCAAGACTGGGATGAAAAAGAACTTTATGATTTCTACTTCAATTATCTTCCCTTAGTATATGAAAAGATGCTTGACTGTAGTTGGGCTTTAGTCTGGACAGGCAAAGAACATTTTATACAGATTAACAATATTGCACGAGAGATCGGGTTTGGCGTTCAGTCTCCCGGTTCATGGAACAAAGTTGGTGGCAGCACCAATAAGCCGAAAACAAACATGGTGAGCAACTGGGAAATGTTCCTCTTGCTGCGTAAGGGAAATGCACAGTTCAATACTCCTAGCTTATCATCTTCAATTAACATAAGTACAGTCAGCTCTAGTCAACGCATTCACCAGTGGGAAAAGCCTATAGAGCTTTATGATCATTTCTTAAAAGCATTAGGTAAGCCTGGCACATTATTTATGAGTCTCTTTGCTGGATCTGGTAACTGCTTAATTAGTGCAGCTAAAGAAAAAATGATGCCAGTTGGTTGTGATAAGAGCCAGAAGTATATTCCAGAATTTTATCAGCGGCTTGAAAATTATCTTGGGATAACTGCTGAAGTAGAAGGACTTTAATATGATTATAAAATATATAATTATGTTTTTATTAAGAATAATATTTTTTCCATTTATTATAATACCAATTATAGGAACTGCTTTAATTGAGTTTATGAGTGTTGATAGTGATTGGAGATATTGGAAAATGCATAATAAACATTTTATTGAATTACTTCCATGGGCTAAATACAAGAGTTAAATGGGATTAAGTTATGACAAAATATAAAGTAGGCCAACTATCCGAACAGAAAGCTCCCATCACGCCTGGTTCTAACTGTTGCCTACACAAAAACATCGTGCCACTCGAAATAGGATTTGCCTCCAAGAGCTGGCCAAACGGCTATAAAAATGAGCCAAACTATAACTTTGCTATCAACATCATCAGTGCAAATGTTATCCGGGTTCGTTCTTATCTTTGCTTAGACTGTAAACAGGAAATAAAAGCTCCGAACCCAGGAGCATTGACAAAGGATAGGATATGAAAACAGTTCATAAAGTTATTACAGATTATGAAATACAAAATATTACTGTACCTCATACATCACTGGCTGTACATATAAGATTTATTTTAAAAGCTGCCGGATTTAAATTTAAAGATAATGGAAAACCTATTGGTGATTTTAATACATGGTATGATGTTGAAAAATGTGCTACTCATTATGAGCAAACATATGAGGATTGAATATGAAAATTCCTAGTATATTAACTATATCAACTAAGGATAAAGAATTAAATATCTATAAAAAGTTAAATAAAAGATTAAATAAAGAAGCTTCTTTTATTTATATTGATCTTAAGGGTGATGATGAATCCTTTAGTGATATGGATATTCAAACAATGTACTTGATGGATGAAGATGGATATTAAAATACAATAATTTAATACAAGTTAATAGGAATTTTATGATAATCCCAAGCATATCAACTACAGCATCTCCGCAGAAAGAAGGTTCTTTCAATGCATTAGCTGTAGAGTGCGCTCCAACTGATAACATACTTACTGCCGAAATCGCCATGGTTGGCGAAGCTCCAGGCGAAATCGAAGTCCTGAAGAACGAACCATTCGTCGGGCCGACAGGATCTCAGCTTAATCGCATCTGTGCAGCCGTCAGACTAGCAAGATATAAAATCTATCTAACTAATGCTTGCAAAGCCAAGTTTCCAAAAAACAATACCGCTGTCTTATGGACAGATAAAGGCTACCGCCATCCAAACTGGAGCAAGTTGCAAGCAGCATTAATTGATGAGCTTGCTCAATTTCCAGGCAAAGTCATAATGTTGCTCGGTGCAACTCCAATGAGACTATTGCTGGATGAACCTAAGTTTGATTCAATCACAAAGTATCGCGGTTCATTCTACCATGCTGAAGACTTCCCACACTTAAAAGAAAAACTGGCAGGCAAGATAATCGGTTTGTCTTATCATCCATCTTTCACCCTCCCATACGGGCAGCCTATTCACTTCTATACAATGATTGCAGACTTTACAAAAGCTCTGCGGATCATTGAAGATCCAGAATTGCTAGTTGATAATGTAGAAATAAAAATCAAGCCTAGCTTTGAAGAAATCATGCAGTTCTACGCATTGATTAAGACAAAGCAATATGTAGCATTTGACATCGAGGCTACGCCAGAATTTATTACCTGCTACTCATTGGCTGTATATCACGATAACAAGATCCTCTCCATGTCTGTGCCTCTAATGAACAACCAGGGCAACTATTGGGCAACAGCAGAAGAGATAAAGATATGGATTGGCCTAGCCGAAATACTTAATGATGAAGCTATCGGTAAGATTTGTCAAAATGGAATGTTCGACATCATGTTTACTTTCCGTACCATGATGATTAAAACAGATAACTTTTATTTTGATACAATGCTTGCACAACATATATGCTATACTGAACTTCCAAAGGGGCTTGATTATCTAACTTCGACCTACACATACTTTCCATACTATAAGGACGAAGGTAAGCAATCGCACCTTAAGGCTATCAAAAACTGGCCACAATACTGGACTTATAATGCCAAAGACTCAGCCTACTTATTGCCAATAACTGAGAAACTCCTTGAAGAGTTAAGTGAATTCGATTCTATGGATGCTATGGATTATACAATGAACCTCCATAAGCCACTCATAGAAATGGAATTCAACGGAATCCTGACTGATCAGAAAGAAATTAGTAAAAGAAAAAAAGCCCTTGAAAGAATACTTAGACTTCTTCAATATAAGTTAAATAAATTAACTGGTAAAGAACTTAACCAAGGTTCATCAAAGCAAATGATTGCGTATTTTTATGGCATTTGCATGATCAAGCCATATGTTAATCGCAAAACTGGAGCGATCTCTTGTGATGCTGTAGCCATGCATAGAATAGCAAAGAAAGGCATTAAGGGTTCTGAAGAAGCTAGACTTATTATTAAAATGCGAAAATATCAAAAGCTTTTATCTACTTACTTTAATGTTACTGTAGATGAAGATGATAAAATTAGATGTAATCATAAAATAACTGGCACAGTTTCAGGACGTATTGCTACAGAACAGACTTACCAAGGTACAGGAACAAATCTGCAAAACCAGCCTTATATGTTTAAATATTATCTCATTGCTGATCCTGATTGGATTATGTGTGAGTGTGATCTTGCTAAGGCTGAAGCTCATGTAGTTGCATACCTTACTCAAGATGCCAACATGATTCAATCATTCGAATCAGGGATTGATGTGCATAGTTTTAATGCAAGCAAAATTTTTGGCGTTCCAATTGAAGAAGTTATTTATGAGGCAAAGAATAAAAAGGCTGATCAGAAATCTACCATGCGTTACATGGGCAAGAAGGTTGTACACGCATCTAACTATAGCATGGGACCTCAAACATTCTCTGACAATCTTGCAAAAGAAGAAGTTTTTATGTCTCAATCAGAATGTAAACGACTTCTCGATAATTATTCTGATCGCTTTCCTGGACTCAAACGCTGGCATAGATCAATCGAAGAAGAAGTACAGAAAAACAGGGTTCTTTACAACTTATTTGGCCGGCCTCGCCGATTCTTAGGTGAAATGAATGCAGCACTATTCAGAAATGCCTATAGTTACAAGCCTCAATCAACCGTAGCAGAGTTGCTCAATCGTGGAATGATTAAAGTAGTGAATGATCCCAGGCTCGGCAAAGATGGTTTTGACATTCGTTGCATGACAACTGTTCATGATTCGTTTGTATTTAGATTTCATAAAAGCCAGATTTCAAACTTACCTCAAATTTTGTTAATTATTAAAGATCACTTGACACATACATTCACGTATAAGGGAAAGAGTTTCACAATTGGCTTGGATGCTAAGGTGGGTACTCAATGGGCCGGTAACACGGCTGAAATCAGCAAGTTTACTCAGGAAGAATGTGACAAGGCTATTGAGAAGATAGGATTTTAATTATGCTTATACCAATAATTACAAAGGAAAATATTAAAAATTTAAACACAAATATTAAAGATGACTTTGGAAATGAAACTACTAAAGGAATATTTCATATCTTCTGTAAAAAGCATAATATTTATTTTGATTGTAGAATAGGTTGTTTATTATGTTATAAAGAATGTGATAAAGCAATTGAGAAGATAGGTTTTTAATTAAGAGATAATAAAATGGGAAAGCCCATTCAACAATCGTATGTCGCTATTCAAGGAACCTTTTCATGTCGAGGCAATTAGATAATTGGTTATCACACTACATGAAGTACACACAGCGAACAGAGCCACCAGAACTATATCATTTGTGGAGCGGACTAACAGCCATTAGTTCTGCCTTGCGAAGAAAGTGCTATTGTAACTGGGGCGCACTTCGGGGTTATGTTTATCCTAACTTATTCGTATCTCTTGTCGGTCCACCTGGAGGACGGAAAGGCACAGCCATGAAAATTGCAAAGAGCTTTGTACAGAAACTAGATGTTAATATTGGTGCAGATTCGCTAGGCTCAACCCAGGCATTGTACAAAGAACTCATGGACAGCGAAGATACTTATGTTGATCATGCTGGATTAACTCGCAAGCATAAGAGCGTATCAATCTGGTCAGAAGAATTCCAAGTCTTTTTGAACGATAGAGATCAGATGCTACTCGCATCCCTGACTGACCTGTTTGATTGTGCGGATACTTGGAAGTATAAAACTCTCGCCAGAAAGACTGAAGACATATCCAATTGTTGGCTAACGCTTTTTGGTTGTATAACTCCTAGTTTGTTGCAATCTAAGCTGAGTCAAGACGCAGTTGGTGGTGGCCTGATATCTCGGATTATTTTCGTAGTTGGTCAGGGCCCAAAGCAGAGAAGAGCCTTGCAGTTCTTGACTGAAGAGGAGGAAGATACACAAAAAAAGTTAGAAAACGACCTGCAAGAAATTGCAAACTTATCTGGCCAGTTCACCCTAAGTAAGGATTTTCTCAAAACTTATGTTCGCTGGTATGAGCAAGATTATGACGAGTCAGGAGTTCCTAGTGAGCGATTCTTAGGCTATAATCATAGGCGACCACTTCATTTGAATAAGGTTTGCATGCTTGTCTGTGCCGCAGAATCTGACAACATGATCATCACGGCTGAACACTTCGAGAAAGCCCTAGCAATAATGCAAGCAACTGAACTTGAGATGCCAAACGCTTTCTATGGACTTGGTTTATCCAGTCAGGCTAACATCTATGCAAAGATACTTTCATTTATTGATAGTCACGAATCTTTTGAGTGGACAGAACTGGTTAGAAACTTTCACCTGGATGTAGACAACATACCTCAGCTACGTGGCTATGTTGAAATGGCTGAACAATCTGGGATACTTAAAGCAGAGAATTCTGCCACAACTTGTAGATATACCACCATTAAGAAGAAACAAAAGATTCGTGATCCAACATATCTTGATAGAACAATATTCAAATTGATGGATAGGAATGTTATTAAAAATCAAATGGAGAAAAACTAAATGATCGTACAAAAATTAACTAATGCAAAAGCATATATAGATTATGCAATAGATTTATTAAATGAAACTCCAGAGAAAAATGCTCTCGCAGAGTTAATCCAAGCATGTAAAGCACTAGATAATTATTATAAAGAATATTGTGATGGAATTGATGAAGATCGAGGAGAGTCTATAGGAACTACATACAATGAAGGTATTAGTATGGAATTTTATATTGAAGCCGAAGCATTTCATGATATATCATTAGCACTTAGAAAATTAATATAATTAAAAAAGGAGCATTTGAATGAATGAACAAACTAAAGTACTCTTTTTCGACACAGAAACTTCCGACTTTATTAAAAAAGCTCTGCCTGCCAATGACCCTGAGCAAGCCTGGACAGTACAGATCGGAGCAATTCTTGCCAGCCAAGAAGAAGAATTTGATCAAATGAATGTCATCATAAAAAGTAATGGCCGTTCAATGAATTATTATGCTCAAGAAGTGCATGGCATCACCATTGAAAGAGCCGACACTGAAGGTATTGAAGAACTTGAAGCTGCCGAACAATTTGGATTACTGCTCAGGCAGGCAGACTTAGTTGTCTGTCATAACTTTGCATTTGATTGGAGCTACGTTTACCAGATGATGGAACGCAACCTTGATAACCTAACTGATGAAGCTAGGTCTGCTTTCTACTTGGATCTCCCAAACCATTGTACTATGAAAGATAAGAATGTGGTAAAAATGTGTGGATTGAAAAACAAGGCTGGCAAACCAAAATGGCCCAAGCTGACCGAGTTGCATGAACACTTATTTGGTGAATGCTTCGATGGCGCTCATGATGCATATGCAGATATCAGTGCAACTAAGAGGTGCTTTTTTGAGTTGGTGAATAGAGGAATTGTTACTCTGAACTTAGAGGGTTAATATGAAAATATTTATTACAGATGGTAGTGATATTGATAATGAATCTCTTTGCCTTTTACCAGAAGCAGCAGAAGAATTTAGTCAAGGAGGCTTTACACATATAAGATGGAATGGACAACTATGGACAGTAGTTTTAAATTCTTGCTTAGGCCATAAGTTTTTTGGTTTAGATGATATCATAGAGGATAATTAAGATGGATATGGATAGAAATATAATGTTATCTTACTTGCGAAACCCATACGGTATTGATGAACATGAATTACGTACAGCAAGATTACAAGCAGCCAACGAGCTTGAAAGACTTTATAAGATTGAAAAAGGTTTGAAAGATATTGTAGCAAAAATAGAAAAACATAATAATGGAGCTTAACTATGCAAATTGATCCTTGTCCATCAGAAGAAGATTATGATTCAGGTCCTTCATTACGAGCAGCTGAATGGCATAAATTTGCTAATAACGTCTTTAACCATATTGAATCCTACACAGTTCCACAATACGGAGATAAGGGATCAGATCAATGTTCGGAATTTAGCGAATCTGATTTCATCACCCAAATGAAAAAATATCTAAATCGTTATGGAAAGAACTCTCGTGAAGGCCAACAGAGGCTTGACTTGCTAAAGATTGCACACTATGCAGGGATGCTTTATACAAAATTAGCTGAAGAAACCCAAGAGTTTGATAAAATAATCATGCATGAATAAGGATATTTATGGAAATTCAAAAGTTTATAATCACTATCCAGTGGGGAAAAGGTATGCATTATGTTGCATCTACTTGTGCAACTGAAAAACGAGCAGCAGAATTAGTTGCTTATCATACTGGAAGATGTGATAAATTAAAACTTAAAACCAGACGTGGAGCTAAAGCAACTATTAGATCATGGCAATTAGTAACAGAGTCTAAGTGAATAAATTTATGAAAAAACTAACTGAACTAGATTTACAAAATGCTCTAGACGAATGCGAATTATTACAGTTCAAATCTCATGGAGACTGGCTAGCTGGCATGGTTAAGAGATTAAATGCTACGCTTGGCTATATAACAGAGAAGAAACTTGGCAAAGCTTTTACTAAGCCTGTAAAACAAACTGTGATTAAAACTGGCAATTCTACTGAATCAGAAGTTCCATGCAAAAGCTGAAGTGATTAACTACACCTGGAGGGTGTCATAATGGCATACACTGAAACGATTATTTGTAAAGAATGCAAAAAAGAGGCAACGGTGCTTTGCCAGGCAGGAAAGGCAGATCCAACAATTTGTGAATCCTGCACACAAAAAGCAATAAGAGCAAAACGGATACTCTATTTAGGGAATCTCGAGAAACTCACTATTGAAGCTCGTATCAGGAAAATCGAAGAGTGGATTTATGATTACAAACCACCTATCGATCCAATGTCTATAAGGTTTTAATCTTAGACTGTGGAGAATGTAATAATGTCAACGCTATTCAAAGATAAAGTGCTGCAAAAACTCCAAGCCTTCTTACTTGATCGTGAAAACGAACCAACTAGAGATGCAGCCAATGTAATAATTCCTAACGGAGTTACAGCAGCAGCAACCATACAGGCAATTAAAGATTGTATTAAAATAGTTGAAGGAATAAGTAATGAAATCACATCTGAAAACACTTGATAGAGCTGGTATTTATGCTCCATTGCTTCGAGAATTTCTTCATAAAGACTTAACAGAAGCAAGTATAATTTCAATTACTGAAAAGATTAAAGATCTCAATTATCAGATACAAGTTTTAGCTGAAATAAAAGGACAGTTAATGAATAGCCCAAAAGACTGCATAATTGATCCCAGAGAAGCTTTGTATAATGATTTGATAGCAGCCTTAAATCATGAAGATGGAGAATAAGAATATGAAAATAATCAAACCAAGCGTTGAGTTTTTCGGAGCAGTCCCGACAGAATATAATGCAGCACTCAAGTTTATAGAAATGGCAGGCAGAACATGCTACAAGTCAGAAGACAAGATTACTGAAGATAGTGCTGAAGGATTCGTCAAGAAACTGATTAAGGCTGGGCATCTGGCTATGGTTGAGCACTCGAATTTTGTAGTACGAATGAAGCAGCCAGAAACGATTGTTATGGGATTGATATCAACGATAGTCAGTGTTGTTGGAAAATATTTAAATGTTATTCAGAACTCTGACTATATTTATGTTGGAGGAAGTCTTACTGCCTGGCATCAAAGAGGGAACATAGTTGGTTGGGATGATCCAATTTTTCGAGCGTTCGCAAAAAGATATGATGATCTGTTTGATATAGTGCTGCTTGATCCAATTTATACTCCGTGGGATTCCTGTCCATATGATGAGATTCCTACTCTTCTCCATCGCTACGCAGCAAAATTCATCTGTGATCGCGGGGTCAGTCATGAGTTGGTACGCCACAGACCATGCAGTTTTGCCCAAGAAAGTACAAGGTATGTAAACTATGGTGGTAAGGATATGGAGTTTATTGAGCCTACTGGGTTTGATGATTGGGATTTCTGCAGAAGCATTTTTATATCTAGCTGTAGAAAATCTGAGGAACACTATAGTAAGATGTTATCTTTCGGCTTGTTTCCACAACAAGCCAGAGCCGTCCTGCCCAATGCCTTGAAGACTGAGATCGTAGTCACAGCAGATGCAGCTGAGTGGACGCATATCAGAAAACTACGAACAGCTAAGTCTGCTCATCCTGATATGCAGCGTGTCATGAGTATGGTGCCTTGGAACAGTTTCTTATAATACAATTATATGAAAACAAAAGCCAGAACCCATACTGTTTCATGCGCTCTGGCTTTCTTATTTACTATTCCATATTTGTTACGTCAAAATATCTTTTCAAGATCACCTCTCGTTGCTGCTGCAACTGGCCCAAGCGTTCTCTCACATTTGTTGTCTGATCAATCTTTTTCAACTTATTAATCACCGCTTGATTCCGATTGAGAGCACTCTGAAAGTTTTCATGCAATTTCATTTGCTTGAATCCATCCAGGTTTGAGTTCAAGAAAGTTCGCTTGTCTTCCGAGTTTTCAAGCTGCTTCTTGAATATATCTACTTCCTTACTGATCTTACCAAACTCTTGTTCATTGCTAGACTTTTTATAATCTTCTCCTCGTCCGTAGTGCCAATAATAAATCTTACCCCCAATCGGAATGGATTCAACAATTCTTGCATGATCAAAATCAATTGTATCACCAGTAATGTAAGATCCATACAATTGGTTAAGATCCTTACTGACGGAGTTTACAAATCTGAAGGGTGGCAAGATCTGTCCGATCAATCCAGAGCCAAGACCTTCCCTAGTAGTTTGCATCCTTACAAACTTTGATGCTCCGCCCATGGTTAAGAAGTTTTCAATCACGTGATCTTCAAACTTAGTTTCTTTCCCCAACATCCAGTCTTTCAGTTCATCCGCGCCTGCATTCGCAAGTGTAAGTAAACTTACCAGCTTGATCATGTTACCAATTCCTTCAATAACCTGATCCCGTTCACCCGTTTTAATTTTGTGCCAAGCCTCATTTCGGAAGACATCAAACTGCTTAAGTGTGTATGTCTTGAGCATATAAAATACTCGACCATTTCCACTCTTGAGATATTGCTCTGACATTTCAGAAAGTGCTACAGGTTGAAAGTCAAGCAACCTATGGTACAGTAACATCTTAACGTTGTCTGTAGGATTATCTGCAAGCAAATCATTTATTACACTTTCAGACTGTGTGCCAAAGATCGGTTTGATTTGCTTCAACAATGCTTGCCTTCCAGCCTCTGTACTGGCCATAGCTTTGTAGTTGCTAAACGCATTGTTGATTAATGTCTCTTTGCCTATCGAGTCAATACGTTCAAGCTGCACTTTTTTGAATACCCAACTTACTGCATTCCCCAACGTAGTTCCGTCTGCAAACTCCTGAGCTATCCTTTCAATTCCGAGGTCTTCCTTAGTTATTTCAGACTTCTTAGTTATGGCTTTACCGACATTCTTAATTGTATCAGCTAAGCCACGTGGTGTCCATACCTTGCCTACATACATTGCCCAGGCCAAATCACCGATCTGAGTCAGTGCAGATATTGGCGAACCCATTACGTCGATGTATGACATATTTTTGTAGGCATTAACTATTCCTGTAGCTCCATGCTCATGGAACCTAGCATCAAGAATATCTCTAACTACTTTTTCATCATCTGCTTGGATTCGACCAGACATTCGAAGATCATTAATATATGTTCCAATATTCTCAGTATAGTCACGCTGAAGTTTGTACTTATCCAATTCTTGTTCGATTCGCAATAAGTCACCAGAAACATCTTCTATGCGCGTAGCATTGTTGGATTTTTCATACTCTGTGAGCATTACCTGCTTTCGTTTCTTCTCAGTCTTTAGTGTTGCTATTCTTTCTGGAACCTTACCAAAGAAACGTCTAGCTTCAATTTTCTTTGTCATACTATAGATGTATTGCATCAATGCTGCATCACTATCCATGTAGAACTTATTCAATTCTGGTGGAACAGTTTCATATTGCCTGGCTTGAATATTGCCTGGTCCACCAATACCGAGGTTCCTGCCAAGGATTGTGTTGCTTGCAATATCGGCTGCTTGTTCAGGATACTCAATTTCAAACTTTTCAACTGTCATTCCAAGTTTGTCTGCATAAACTTTGATTGCATCAGTAATAACTGGTCGCTGAGAAATTCCTTTAGTAGCCTGCAAGAATCCTTCCTGATCTTTAATTATGCGAGGCCAGTATTCTTCGATAAAACCAACATCATAACCAACATCAATTGCATCTTGTCTAATTTGATCTAAGACTGCTCGCAGCTTTTCCTGATCAGCGGTCATGTTGTATTTTTCTGCAATTTCTTTTATCTTAACCTCGTCTGAGTTTCTCCTAGCTGCATCCCAAACAAACTTGTCTTGCGGACTCATTTGTTTAGTCTTCTCCAGGAGTGGATGTGCAATCCGTAATGCAGTTACAATCTTTTGTGCAGTCCGAAAGTCTAGGTTTCTAATTTCTGAACGGAGCATAGGATCTACGTTCTTAAGCCTAGTTGATATAGACCCCAATCCCTTGTCAATGAGCTGCTTAATTTCATGCCCACGCATACGAAGAGTCTGGCCGATTGTACGAACTAAACTATTTCGTTCGCTGAACATTTGCTGATAAACATCATCACTGATCTTCTGAACTGTTTCTTCACGAACCTCGAACATCGGCATACCTTCACGGAGTGCCTCAGCTTGACGATCATAAAGCTTTCCACTTTCTACTTCACGAGCCAATCCAGAAACAGTCTGCTTACCAAAGCTTAGCATCTGCTGAAAAAAGTCCATTACTCGTTGAATCACTTTACCAAACGCAGTGTTGCGATATTCAGCTCTGTTGACCATAATCTGAGCAAACATGTTCGCACGATTTTCAACCATCCGCTGCTTCTTATTCTCATTCTCACTCTTCTTTGGATCATTATAAGTACTAAGAGCAAAATCAAGCTTACCTGCCTTTCGCAGCTTGTTAAACTCCCTATTCAAAGCGCTATCATCTGCTTCTGTAATCAATCCAAGATTGTCAAGGACATGCTTGTTTTCATGCCAAAGAGTCTTATTGTCTGCAAAGTTCTCATCAAGAAGAATTTCATTACCCGTTGTAATGCCAAGGATCTTTCCATCCTTTGACATTTGCCCAGTTTCAATTGCTAACTTAACAAATCCTTGACCAGCATTTTGAATGCTATTAATTGTTAATCCTTGGCCATTCTTGAACTTAACTGATATTATTCCATCAGGAGATTGTGTTATTTCTTGTCCAGGGAAATCTAGTTTAATATCATCAAGACTTACTTTACCTAATGCTTCTTGATTTTCAGTTGCTTGAAACTGAGAATTATTATTTTGTTGTTTTGTGGCTATAATAATATTCCCTTTTCTTATAACTAACCCTTTACCAAATACTTCTTCTATCTCTGCTACATACTCTTCTGTCTTCATACCAGTCTGATAAGAATCACGATTCTTAACTTCTCCAGACTTTGGCGCAGTATACATAGAAAAAAATGCATTACCACCATTCTTAATACTATCAAATGCTGTAGCAATAGTTGCAATCCTACCTTCTTTTGTAGGTATTACATTTAATACATTACTAATAGTTGCTGTATCTGCTTTGCCTCCACGTAAGGAAGATTCTGCTGCAAGATTATGTTTATCATCTCGATTAAATCTATCCCAAACAATATTTTTTATTCCCTTATTAAATAACCAATTAGTAATTTGATCAAATTTACCTCCACCTATATCAGCATTAATTGGACCTAATTTAATTTTTCCTTCTTTAAAAGCACTAAAAATAATAGGAGCTTTTTTCTCTGGAGTAGGATATGAAATCGAAGTGGCTGCACTAGATACTTCTTGTTGTGGTGTTGTCCAAGCTTTTGATTCACTTACTTGAAACTGTGGAGCACCTGCAACTTGTTGTTCATTAGTGAACCCACTCTGCAAACCCCTAGGCAAGTTTCTAGGAACCTCAGTTTGAACTGCCTGCCTATTTGTGGCCTGAACATCTCCGAGATCTTTAGCAATTTGTTGAAACCAAGCCTGGCGTTTGTTTTGTTCAGCTAAAGATGGAGCAACATTTTGCTTTGCCCCAACTTGTGATGCTGTATCACTTTTGACATTACCTTCAATATTAGCAAGCTGCGTCTCAAAGAACTTCTTCCTCATAAAGGCTTCCGTCCCAGGAGTCATTTCTTCCTGGCGAAGATTCAATTCCTTCTTAACACCCTGCCAATAATTTTCAATAATCTTTCTTTCTTCAGGAGTAAAACTATTATTTATATATGTCTTTACATAATTTACATAATCTTGAATTTGCCTTAGATTATGTTCTTCTTCAGGAGTTCTTGAAGGTGCCTGATCATTTAAAGCTGCCCTATCTTGAGATTTATTTGCAATTATTTGATTTGCATAATCAGCTATAGATTTTGGAACTATTTCACTTTCTATAACTTCTGCTGATTTAGCAGCATCTTTTTCTATACCAACCTTCTCTCCTACATTTACTGTACCAAAAAGTTCCTCAAGATATTTCTGCCTACCATCTCTAGTAGTGTATGGAGCAAAGGCCTTCTTAACCTCAGGAGTTTCTTTATCAAGTAACTCATTACGCCTTTTGTTCAATGTAATAAGTTTATCTTCAATTACTTTTCTTTCTTCTGCACTTGGTGAAGTCTTAGCATCTAATGCATAAGGATCAAACTTACTATTATATTGTTCAGAGAGAGTTGTAATCTCCTTATCAATATTTGTAATTCTTTCATTAAGTTGGCTTGCAGATTCATACCTATGAGTAGATAATTTATTTTCAATATCTCTAACCTGCTTCTCTTCAGGAGAAAGCGTTTCATATTCTTTCTTAGCAAGTTCTTCTTTCTTCTGGATTCCAGAATTAATCCGATCTAAGAGACTTTGATTATTTTTATTCTCCTCAACAGTCTTTCTAATTAGTTCAGCCGGATCAACATTTAACTCTCTTGCTTTCTGATCAAGTTTATAAGGATCATCAATAATTTCTTTATTCAAGTTAAGAGTATCATTTAAAGTTTGAACACTCTTACTAAGTTCATCTTCTTTCAAATTGAGAATATTAGTTGCTCTTCGGTCAAGCTCAAGCTCTGCATCAGTCTTTTCAGGTCCAGGATCTTTAGCTTGTGCAGAGAATCCTGCATTAACTGCTGCACCGGCGCCACCGCCTATTGCACCTGCAGCCATACTCTCAATAATTCGTTCAACATTATCAGCAGTCAGTAACTTCTCATCTGTATTCGCTACAGTATTAAGTACACTAAGCAGCTCCTGGCCACCTTCCTGCAATGCTTCTTGAGGAATATTTGTAAGCAACTCCTTTGCAGATCTCTTAACTGTTCCAGTAGATCCCTTGCTCAAGGCATCAACAAAAGTATCTACCAACTTACTATTACCACCAGCAAATTCTAATGATGTTGCCAGAGCTCCGAACAGCAAGGCAGTCTCAGGAGCATCAATGCCCTTTTCTTGCAGCATCTCTGAGTACATTCCACCAGACTCAAGAGGCATAACTGAACCGGCAATACCAACCTTACCACCAAACTTCTTCAGTGCTTGGCCCGTAAGTTGTTTCCTTACTTGAGCTTCTGTCAAATCTCCAATTCCACGCTTAATCGACTGCTTGACAGTTTCATCAATTCCTTTCTTAAGCAAAGTTCTACCTGCCAAACCTCCGGCAACAGTACCTGGACCAGGAGCAACAACAGATCCTATACCAGCACCAATCGCAGCTTCAGCCATACTTGGAACAAGTTCACCTAAGGTTCCTTGTGCCCAGTCAACAGCACCACCAATACCAGTCTTACCGGTATAGATATCTTTAAAGGAATGCTTTGCAGGATATTGTTTTGCCTCTTCAATATTTCGTTGATATCCTTCCATACCAAAATCTTGAATAGACTGTCCAACAGATTCTGCACCAAGTTCTTTAAGTCCTTTCCCTGCAAGAGCAGTAGCGCCATAAGCAGATGCCTGAAGATTCTGTAGACCTCTCTTCACTCCAGGAATAAAATCAGGCGCATCTTCTGGAACAGTAGCTGAAGCAGAACTATCTTCCATAAATTGCTTATAAGGACTTTCTTCTTTTTCATCAATAAGAAACTGCTTATATGGACTTTCAGTTATTTCAGGCATTTATCACGCTCATCTGAAAAGTTTTTACTTACGTGCATTTATTAAACTAATTAAGTATAGCGATAACTAATTACCACTACTCCATCGGTCATTAAGCATCTTTGCCAATTGCTTTCTCGCTTCTCCTGGAGGCATACTATTAAGAGTTGCAATTGCTTGTTCATGAGGCATTGAAGAAAAATATTTCTCATAAATCATTTGTGGTTTTTGTCCACTATTCAGATCAGTAAGTATAGCATTTTGCGGACCTGTTTGTTGTCTTCTTGGATTAATAAACTTCCCAGCACTTATATCATATAATTGTTCTTCAGATATAAACTTCTGCATTCCAGTAGCTGGATCAACTTCTCCAGAAGGAACCTGATTAACAACTTTAAGAAAATTATCTTTATCTACACCAGTTCCCATATTTTTAATCTGTGCAGATTGATAATCACGTAATGATTTACCTGTTAATGGTATTTCATTAGCATGTGCAATTGCTTCACTTGTCTGAGCATTCTGAAGAGGAACTGTTCCATTTTCAGCTGCCCAAGCATTGTTTCGATTATTATATCCATTCATCTGTTCTGCGTTGTAACTAACTATTCCAGCATTAGCAGCAGCCATTTCTGCAGCTCCAGTACTATATATTGGATTTTCATTAGCATCATAACCTATAATCTGTCTGAACTTCTTTGCACTGACAAATGGACGCTCAAGCGCAGGAGCACTATTATTGCCTGAACCATTAATAGTTTCCCTGACTACAGACTTACCAGTCTTTTCATCTTTCATCATAGAATAATTAATATCAGGATTCGGAGATCTGAGCATTTCCTTAATTCCACCTAACCGATTCATTCTCTCTGTATCTTCAGCATACAAAAAGTTAGACTGGGCAGGTTTCTGAATGCTGCTCGGTGAAGTATTATCAGTAGCTGGATTACTATTATTAATTTGTGATATTGGTTTTTGTGGCTGCGTGATAGGTCGATCTGAAAGTTGAGAAAGTTTTGATTGACTTCTCTGTTTCTCCCTTGATATTTCATTAGGATCTGCTGCAAATGCCTGCCCAGGAATGTCTTTAAGTGGAGTTGTCTTGTCATCATTGAGAAAACTTTGCGTAGTAGCATTCATCACAAAAGGACTTGTATCTGCCGGCTGGCCAGTAAAGCCTCGATACATATTATTACCAACTCGTTCAAGTGCCCGAGGAATAAGTGCAGCTGTATCAATGGCAGTTCCTGCTAATCCAGATACAAGTGGCCCACCTATCTTACGAACACCACGACCAAGCAGAGAAGAAGCAGTTTGATTTTCCGGTGCAGCTAGATATTGTAATCCTACTGGTTGACGATCTGTCCCTAGGTCTTCTGTGTTTGAAAATCCCTGATCTAACAGTAATTTTCTTTTCTCTTCAGGTGTCATATTATTCTCCATTACAACAGTTGCGTTCAGTTATGCTCTGACTGAAACTATATTGATCAGATACGGAAGTACCATAAGATTTACTCTTGCCACTGCTATCACTTCTGCTCTGGCTATAGCCTAAGTTGGCTCCTGCACTAACGCTGGACAGTGCCGCAGCTGCAAGTTGACTGGCAATCTGCGCCTTGGCCTTAATCAGTTCTGCATTAATTTCAGCCTGTGCTGTCTCAATTCTCGCTAGCATATCACCATAGCGTAACTGAATCTCTGAGTTAGCTATTGCTACTGAAGTTTCAGCTTTATAACTATCTACTAAAGCAGCAACAATCGAGGAAAATTTCTTAATCTCTCCATCAAAAACCTGAAGTTTCAATCCTTCAGCCTTAGCTTGAATTTCTGCTTGACTGACGTTTGCTGAAATATCTGTTTTATATTTTTCAAGTTCAGCCATGAAGATATTAACTTCACCTTGACTCTTCTTGACTTTTGCATCAAGTACTGAAACATCAATCTCACTGCGAGTCTTATATGCCTCAACTACTTTTCCGTATCCCTCAACTTGATAGGAATACATCTTAGCTTTTTCAGACTCTCCAGCAATCTTAGCCTGATAGAGATTGTACTCAGCAGTAACTCCCTCAATCTGTGCTTTGTATGCCTCAACATATGCCCGGAACTGCTCGACTCTGATTCCATTAATTTCAGAAATGACTTTCTGACCTTCTACTTTGGCAAGATAGATTTTCGACATCGTATCGATTGCAGCCAGTTGTTTACCATACAGATCAACAGTCAAGGCTTGCATCTCAATAGAAAGTTTCCTTCCTTCGATGGTTGCCTTGTAAAGTTCTGCCTTGGCAAGTTCAGCCTGTAATCTTGCTTTGAAAATCTCTGCTTCGGTCTTGTACCCTTCCAGCCGCGCCGAGAAGGCTTTGACCCGGATATCATATTCCTGAATGAGGAATTCAAGAGTTACCTTGGATGCCTCGAAGGCCCGCTGCTGGACGTTGTTGAATAACGTCATGTATGACTGCTCAAGCGCCAGGCCCTTGTCGATGATGAACGTCGAATACTGGTAGGCGAGGTCGGCGGACTTGACCATAATGTCCCTGGTCAGATCCTCCCTGACAAACGCGCTCTGAAGTTGTGCCTCGCTCAATCTCGCAACCAATGCTCCTTGTGGGAGCCGTGAACCCCTGGAGGCGAAGTCGTTCAGGGCGAGCAATTCATTTTTCTGCAATTCCGCGTCAAGCCGGGTAATCGCTCGATCATAGATGGCCTGCTCGACTTCCGGCAACATTCCCTGGCCGCCGTTGAGAATCCCGTCCTCAATCTTCAGTCTCAGCATCCGATTGAAATCAGTATCGTAGGCCGCCTCATTCCAGACATAGACCAGATCAGGAGATGTTAAATCAGTAGTTGGAAAGATTGCTGCAAACTCAGGCAGTGCAAATACTGGTTCATCAGGAGGTAAGATTTCCCTGAGAACTGGAAGAGGTGGCGCTGCAGGTATTTCTGCATCAGATGGAAGATTAATTGCCAGTTCTGCCGGTGGAGTCTGTGTAAAGGTTGGTGGCAGTGTGGTCGGCGCTGCTGGTATAAAAAAGTTCGGCAGCGGAACATTAAACTCAGGAACACTCAGAGGAATAATATCATAATCCTCAAGTACCGGAGCAGTTGAAGTAAAGATTACTGGAGAAATGTTAATTGGTGTAATCGTCGGACTGACTGGAGTAATCGGCACTAGTCCTGATATGCCCGCTGGCGAGCCAATAGTAATCGGAGATGGTGGACCCCAATTAAAGTCAACGCTAGTCCCTGCTCCTGCACTTCCTAAATATCCTAGTGCCGTGCTGAATGTCTGGTCAGCATAATCTTGTGAAAGCGCGAATCTGCCAGCCACCAGGCTGTGCGTGACCTCTGTAGTCAACGGGTCTTCTGTTACGTAGTCGTCTGCTGGGTATCCTAATCCTGCCATATTATGCCTCTATCTCGTATTTGATTAAACCGAGGAAAATCTCACCTTGAAATAAAACGCCTAAAAGATCAGCGTCAGAAATACCCATAACCCCTGACATTTCGTGCCGACTCAAACCATCAATAGAAGGAAATAGTGTGGTCGATAACGCATTGTCAGAATTAGGGCCGACATAGCAGTACATATAGTCGCTGAAGTTGTCGAACTGCCTGACCCCCGCCGCCATTAAACCTGTGATAGCCGCCATGTTTTCAGGCCCATAATACTTCAACCCGTTGCCTTCATACTGCGGATATGCGTCTGCTGACTCTTCGCGCAAAGGAAATACTGAAGTGTCAACCCTGAAATAATCACAATATTGGTGTGTTATCGATTCCGTCAAGACATCGTAGTCGGGGAATGGGACAGAACAAGGTTCAAACGGTCTTGCCCCGTGATAATAGTAAGAAGAGGCATGATACCTATAACAGACTGCAAGGTTGTCGTATGCATCCAACTCAATCCTTACTGAATATTGAGAGTTCCAAGGAACTGTACTCTCATTAATTATCGTTCTAATCCAATCATCGCCTTCGCTAAAAGATGAAAGTGGATCGTCAAAATAAAATGAATCGACAAGGGAAGTATCGGTCCACGGAGGGGGAGGCACGGAGCCTCCAGATTTTGTTATGTACTTTCTCGACCTCACATCTTCGGTGGAGCTTGAATAACTTGGGATGCCTATATCTGTTCCAAGAACCAGAAGGTCTTGAGTGTTGTAATTTGAGTGGATACCTGTAAGAGATTCATACCAGGTCATTGCTCCCCCGCACGTTGTCGAGGATTGCCCTAACAGGGATATTACCTCGCTTGCACCTGAATCTCCGTCTACCCATTCATATTCATCAGGGATAATTCCGGTCTGAGCGATGAAAAACAATCCAGGGGGTTCAATGCTATCTTCAATAAGATCGACCCCAACAGAAATGAGTTGTTTGTCCAGATCGGCCTCGACATTATCGTCAAACGCCGTTGCCGGTATCTCATGAATATTTGGGAAGTAATAGTACGGCCCTTCAAACGTGCCAGATAGGCAAGCAATCCAGTGCAGATTATCATCGCTCCTAATAACCGGAACAATCTTCTCAACCTCATCAACGCTCTTCTTTGGTACAGGTGGAACTTCACCGCCCAGTTGTGTCATTGGCGAAATGATGTGAATATCTTCCTTGCCGTGCACGACCTTGAACGTAGCTACCGATCCATCATCAAAATATTTGATACCTGAGATGATGGGAAGATTGTTGACGTTGATCATCTTCATCTTGCCAAGGTGCGCCCGTGCTTCGTGAAAATGAGAGTGCGCCCGTTCGTGATCGCCGGTCAAGGCGTACTGAGTGCCGTCATGAGTAAAATTCTTCGTTGGAACATTTTGTTCCCGCTCAGCCTTACCTCGAATCTCATCCCAATTCTTGTTCATAAACCATGCCTACGATTGACCAGAACAAAAATTCCATCAATAAAGTCTATCGAAAAGTCAGACCCAGCAACATTAGCGACTGTAATCTTCCAGTATTCATCTTTCTGCTTGCTACTTATAGGAACTTCAAGTGTATGCTGTACGAGAGTTGTATCTCTTGGAGTCACAGTATAAGTCATAGTCGGAACGTACGCCTTGGGGGTATCCACCTTGATTGTCATACTTCCAGTAAATTCTCCTCCAAGATATAACTTTCTGCCCTGCTTCACATGATCATCACCAAGTTGAGATGGTCCAAGTTCAAACCAAGCCGAAATGCTTCGTTCATCCGAAGTGGTAGTATAAACATCTTTCAACCCACCATCCAAAGTAAATATTCCATCAGGACTTGCACCTAATGGTCTGCCTTCAAACATGGTAAACGAGTTGAAAGCAGCAGGATATGAATGCTGAGTAACTGCCCCATTTCTAAGATTAACTTTAACCGTTGTCATATCCGCGCCTATATCTGATTATTTCGTCTGAGGTTGTAGTAAAATCTGTTGGCAAATCAACTCCAATAAAAAATTCACCTACAGATGGTGGAGTATTACCAGAGAAAACCATTGTTGTTTCTTCTCCAATAACAAACGCACCATCCATTTCAGGAGTTAGTCCAGAGAATGAAAATTCACTGACAAGAAAATCAAACGATCCATCCATAGCAGGAGTCGTTCCAGAGAAAGATCCATACTGTTCATAATCACCAGTGAACGCACCTTCCATTGCAGGAGAAAAACCTGCAAAGTTTATCGCTTGTTCAATATCAAAACTGCCCAACATTGCTGGAGACTTGCCAGAGAATGATCCCCAGTTTTCTTCTTCTAACTCAAACGCTCCTTGCATGACTGGAGTCTTACCAGAAAACTCAGCACCAAATTCAAAAGCTCCTTGCATAACCGGAGTATTGCCCATGAAGTCGGCATACTGGATTTCCTCAAGGACGAACGCGCCGGTCGAGGCAGGCGTTTCCCCTGAGATTTCCATGCCGAACTCAAATACACCAGCCGAAGCAGGAGTCTCCCCGGCGAAGTCGTGCGGATAGACAAACGCCCAATCCCCCTGCATCTGCGCCGTGTTGCCGGAAAACTCTACGGTATCGGCAAATAAGAAAGCCCCCCGCATATTCGGAGTCGTCCCGGCAATCTCCATGAACTGTTCGATAAGCGGAGTCTGCGCGGTAATCCGCATCAGCCCCGTTGATGGGCGGGGCGAAACGTCAACCGAAACAGTCGGAGTCTGCCCGGTAAATACAAGTTCCTCTGAAGAGGGATAAACAGCGACCCCTGTTGTCGCTACAGGGGTCCCGGTTGTAATGGTTACGTCTTCGGTTGACGGAGCGACAGCAGTTGCAGGGATGTTCCCGGATAACGTTAAGTCAGCAGTTGCAGGGGTAATGGCAGGTATCCAAGAAAAGACCTGCGCGGAGGCATTGACCCATGTATGAGTGAATGAGGCAGCGGTTTCCCAGTTTACATTGTCATCACTCCAGTCAATGCTGAACCCTGCGGGAGCGCGGTTGTAGTCCGTTGATCTTGGAGTTATTGACACCTCAAGCAAGGCTTTTTCTACACCGCTGCCGAAATCATACTTCCACCAGTGGGGCAAAAGCACGATTGTCTTCGCTGCGGTCTGCCAGTAGGTCGTCGTGTTATCATCAACAGCATTGGCAGCGGCACCGCCCGAGGAGCTGATTGCAGAGGCAGTCCCTGCGCCAGTCTGGTCCGCCCCTCCTACGCTCTCACGCAGTTCCACCTCCGCAATGGCAGAATAACTTCCTACGACAGCAGTTATATATATCCTCCAATATCTGTGCCCCATCAGACCCTCTTATGCCATTTGGAAAATTCCAGTAGCGGGCAACGTAATCAAAAATACCTGCCCGCTGGTAACACTGTGGTCTGCCGGTGTGGTGTCGAGAAGGCTGTAAGAAATTAAGGTTTTATTCGCATCGGTGTTGTCGTAGAACACAGCATACCGAGCAGCAATCCCCGAAGCCCCTGCAGTCCAGGTTGGGTCGTCACAGTCCCACGTCTGCGTTCCTGCTGAATTTGTCCAAGACTCATTCGTTACCGCAAGGCCACCAGCCGTGTACCCATCCTTGGAAATCTCATTTGCAGAGATATCCGCCCAGTTTGCGTGTGCCGCCAAATCGGGGGTCCAGGACGAAGCAATGAGAGCGCACCGAATATCGTCACTGTCGAGGTCAATGAGCTTCTGTCCTAACCTGTTCTTGAATGTGTGGAATACTGCAAATTGAGAAGCGCTCATGGATTACACCCCATACTGATACGGGAAGGTGAACGAACCGGAGTTGAGGTAATAGGTCTTGCCCAACTGGATTGCAGTCGTGGCAACCAAAGCGTCAACTCCTGAAGTCGTGCCGACCGACATATCAATTCTCGGAAGAGTCGTTGAGAGAAGGCCATTATCGGCGGGATTAGCACAAAGTCGAATCCAACCAGCAGTACCATTTGCAAGCCCAGTACCTTTAGGAGTCTCTGCAGCAGCAGTCGTGATAACACCAGCAGACGAGACATCAAAGTTCAATCCATTTGCAGCAGCACCATGAGCAAACGTCCCGCCGTTGTTAGTATATTCTACCAGTAGTGTCGCAGTTCCGACAGCGGCATCTGCGGTAACAGGTTGTGAACCGGAATACTCACGCATTACGAAATTCCGCATAATATCACGAAGTGCTCCACCAGAGGCTGCAACGATAGCAAAGATCGTACCCGCTGCTTCCGTAGTCGGTGCCGGAGTAACGGTCAATGCGCCAGCTAAAGCAGCAGTGATGGTGAACGTGGTATTGTTATTAGCCGTACCAAATGCCTTGACCAGATCGCCAACAAGAAAGCCTGCGGTCAGCAGACCATTGCCAGAATCCCGAATCTCGCCGGTTGCATTGTCAAAACTGATCGTGTTTGCTGCTTTTGCTGCATGAATGGTTGCCCGACCTGTACCATACATTTTGTCGCGTAAACCTGTGCTAAACCGAATTGCCATTGTACATCTCCTTTATTTGATGAACTGCGCGAGTAAGGTTGATCCATCAATGAGGATCGCACCTGATGTATAAGGAGGAATCAAGTTAATTTTTCCCTCCGTAATGTTTGTTACATTGCCTGATGCATCACCGAACATAATGCCTTGATTAGTCAACCAGAAAGCAACCTCAGTCTTACCTCCAGGCTGCCAAACATAATTTCCATCCTGGCCCATGGACATTGCCCCAACTGCTGGCTTGCTTGACCACGACAAAGCAGGATGATTATCAACCACTTTCCAATCTGGTTTTAACTGATCTCCTGAAACAAAATGTGTCTTATCTGATTCAGAAATATAAATCCCACCATCGACAGGACGAACCATCGTTACTGCAGATTCAAGCGACAAGTATCCATCTGCCGGAGCAAACAGATCAGGACCATATGCTTCTGAATACCTGACAATCTTTCGATCTTCAGCTATACCAGCCACATACATTCGACCATTCCAATATCCTAGAATATTCCCAGTCGGCGGGTCTTCATATATTCTTGTTTGATTGTTAGAATAAACTGTTGCTGCTTTTACCCAAAGCTGATTAACTCCATTTACAATCTTGCCTTTCTGTATTCCATTGCTCCAATAACCAATACCGTCCACCACTTCACAACAGACCGGAGCAGGCGTAATGGTAGCAATCTGCACATACCCAGAAAACCCTGGCTTAAGTAACCACAAACCATTATCTATCACGAACAAACAATACTGGCCAATCTGATAAATTGAATGAGCATTCTCAGGAACACGCTTAACAGTTCCTCGTCTCCGCATGATCATGTTGCCATCAGTAATGTCGATGTTCATGCAAGCAGCAAGATCAACCAGCCCTAGTTGTCCAGGAAATCCACCTTGTCCCTGAGAATATGGAGAACGCGATGGATCTGGCTGTGTTCGTAATCCAGAAGAACCCTTGATTATTGAAAGTTTCATAACATTACCTAAGAGCTAATCCACGAGTATAAGATGGAATTGTTAATTCAAGTGTTCTCATAGCACTAAGAAAACTGTTTTTAAATCTAGTAGTATTTGGTGTTTCGCCCTCAATACCATCTTCAATATGTTCCCAAGCTTTCCATGCAGCAAAATTCACTAACAAAGATATATGTAAATGAGAAGGAATTCCATCAGGAACATCAGCATCAAGAACCATATCAACAGGTTTTCTATAATAATGCAATGTTAATGTTTCAGCACTTGTAGGAATACCTTGATAATATAATTTCCGTCCGTGTTCAATAGCCTCAGAAATTCTTCCTGCCTTATTCAGCAGCGGATAAGTTTCTGCAAACTCAATAAACGAATGTGCTATATCAATCTCACTTCCTGTAGGCGAAACTACTAACTGCAAATCTCGATGAAAATTAGTAGGCATAGCTACATAAGCAGCTGTAGTTGAAGTTGCTACAGTACCTATAGTAAATAATTCTGGTAATGGTGGAGTAAGTGCATTCGGTATTGGATTCTCAATTCCATCTAACAATGATGGCATTCCACCTGCAATCTCAGAAACTCCTTGATTAATAAAACCACCTAAAGAAGCAGTCAAAGAAGGATCAGCAACAAGAACATCAGCTTTACTTTTTAATTCACTAAAAGTAGTCATAAGTAGCCTTAAAGATCATCTGGAGTTATTGGTGTAGTTATAAAATTTTCTTCAGGTTCAGGCCTATGCACAGGAACACTTTGCTTCTCGCCTAACGGCTTCGGATCAGTATAATGTGGATGCTTTTCTTCCCAGCATGTATCAGCACAAACAAACAACTTATCCCAAGTCATTCGGCATTCAGATGCATATCTTTGGAAGCCGCATTGATCACAGATTACTAAATAATCACCAGGTTTATATGACATTATTTACTCTCATTAAACATTAAAACCAGTTAAGCAACTCATCCTTCACGATAAAAACGATGCCCTTTGATCTCAACAATGAATTTCATACCTTTGACCCAATATGGAGGTTGATGATTAGGCATACCCAATAAAGCGTAATAATGTGTTGCTCCATAAAGTGTATCACCAGCCAGCCATTCATTGAGTCCTGCCTGAGCATTTTCCAATACCTTTGCTGCTGTGACAACATTTCTAATCCAAACAGATGGATGATCTAGCCCCAAGTTAAAACAACTGAATTGTTTCCGCGACAGCACAACATTTGACACTGGCCAGTTATTTTTCTTCGCCCGATTGAGAATAACCTTGGCAACTGCTTTCTGGCCAACAACTGATTCACCTCTAGCCTCATGATAGATTGTCAAAGTTAGCCAAAACAGGGATTGTGTTATATCCATTAACTCACCACCTTCCTTGCAAAAGCACATTCTCCACCGCGCTTCATAAACACTTCAGCAAAGTCATCAAGATCCATCACCCAATATCCACCACGAATACGATTCCACAATGGCCATGAGTTTGGGCCTCCGATGATTCGATGATATAGATTAACAAAGGTAGCTGCTGAACAATGTCCACCAACTACTTCTCCACCAGGAGTACTCAATCCATCCACTTCTCGCGGATACATCATACCCTCAGTCCATTCAAGCCCAAGTATCGCTGAACCATAATAAGCAATTCCGCGAATCACTTCATCAACAGTCCGTGCTCGACAATACGACTCAATTAATCCTTCCTGCTTTGCAGTTTGCATTACGGCTGCAAGAGAAGTTCCATAACTAATTGGCTTCGATCCAGGCCGTTCAGAACCAGGCCACTGATCATTATCTTGACATCTAAAGTAAAATTCAAGAGCCCATTCATCTCCAAGAGTTCTTATCCCAGGTTCATGCTCAAGAAATGCTGCAAATCCAAATCCACCACAAGCACTCCAATCACCCTGATTAAGCAAAGGCTCCTTGAATTTCTTTACTCGATACTTACTGATTAACTCTCGATATCGCAGATCAATACCATCATCAATCGGTGGGACAGCAAGAAGATTCGGTGCAGTAGGATCAGCTTGAAAGATCAAGCCACAACGAGGATCTTGAGTTTCACTACCATCTTTAAGTATCATATATCATCCGCCAGTAGTTACTTTTTTAACTGCATCAACAAACTTTGCCCAATATCCATATACCGTCGTTCCTGCTACTCCAGTCAAAATAAGAACAAGAAAAAACCTTCTGACTACTGTTCTATTATCATCCATCATGAGAGTGAATTTCTTATGCGCATCAACCATTGCCTTGAGATCACCCGGCTGGATAGCCGCAAATCTGCATTGCTCATCAGTATGTTGCTGTTTATAAACTACAGCCTCGATAATAGCAGTGATTGCTTCAAGATCTTCATTTGTAAGATTATATCTCCGTCTAGATCCTGCTCGGTCCCCATAACTGTGTCCGGCATATATGTCAACTTCTTCAGTCATTATATTGTCCTTTCATCGTCTTTATAAAGAGCATCTTCATTATCAGGTAACCGAGTGTCAAGGATCTTCGCCCAGTGATTATTCCTCGCTATCGCTAATCTTCTTAATCGATCTTTTACAATAGGATTCTGCAAAGGATCAACATCTTCCTCACGATTCTTAATAAACCAAGAAAAGAACAAGATTCCCATTGTACTTACTGCCGTAAGATACAGTCCACTGACAAAAATCATAGTCTTTATCTTTGGCCATACATCCATATCTGAAGCAAGAATAAGTGATACACAATTCAAGAAGAACCGACCATTAGCACCCAAAAAAGCACTCAAATTCTTTACTGAACAGGCCCATTCTACATCATGACAAAGTCCTGCAGGATTAAGCCTAGCCTTGCCAAAATGATCAGGAACTATCTTATCTCCCCATCCTTGTCCAGCACCAAGAAATGAAGGCCACTTCTCAGGAGGTAAATCATGTGGCCAGAGTGGAACTAAAAACTCTGGAACAGTAAGGTCAGCTCCATAATGAGACAGTTTGACAAAATTCATTTCTTCCTCCATATCCAAGGCTGCACCGGAGCAGGACCAGACCACAGCCCAACACGATTGCCAGCAGAAATACCTTGAAGCTTTTCCCATGCTTGACAAAATGACTTCTTACAATATTGTGGATAAACCCAAGCATAACCAGCAAGCAAAAGCTGCTCCTGTACACATTGCGTTCCGAGCATAACAACTGCAACTGTTCGTCCATAACGATCATAATGCTTAACATCAACAGGAGTAACAGCAACAACCTTACCCTTGATCATGACCTCAACAAAATCCTTGGCTGCAAGACCAAAGGCTTGTTTCTTTTCAGGAGAATCAATACCATAAAGCCGAACAGTTGTTAGGCCAGTCTCATCAACAACTTTAATTGTATCACCATCAATGACACTAACGACCGTCGCAGGCTTGGCATGAGCAGTTGAAACAGCAAGTAGAATAAAAAGTATTATAATTTGATACATATCTTTACACCTGTTGGTTGATAACGAAAGCATTCACAACTTATACCGGCTCTACCATGATCATCGAATGAGAAACATGGTCCAGGTTCCTTGCAGTACCGATCCTTGACAAAATGCAAACCTTCGTCATTTTTCTTGAACAACTGCAAACTGTCTTCCGCAATCACCCTCATCTCTCCCTCCAGAAAGTAAAGGTAAATCTTAGGCACAAACTACCAATACATCGTTACAGTCTTGCTGCTGTCTCCAAATGGAGCATGTAGATAAATACCTCCATGTGAGGTTCCTGTATTATCATCACCATCTCCATTTGCCCCAATGCCAGGCTTATAAACAAAACCATACATAGATGCTTTCGAGTTTCGACTACAATTCTCTTGGTCGCGGCAATTTTTCAAGGGGTTCTTGACGCTGAAGGTTTTCCCAGAAGTAAAAACAAACTTGATCGGACCTGGTCCTAAATCTTTGCCGCTCTTTGGAATTCGCCATGCCTGCCGACCCTGATTGCGAACCCCGTAACTGGTATAGGTCGCCTTGTGCTCGTATTCGCCAGTTGGTATAGGTCCTGATGGTGTTTCTCCTGAGGCTCCAGCTACGAAAGAATATTTCTGACCATTTGCCATTACGATCACCATGACTAATGGACGTTCATACTGATCTCCAGGCTTACTCATCAGAAATACCGGACAACCCTTATATGGCTTACCTTTCCGAGCCGATTCATTATTGACCGTAACAGATGTAACATCTGAATCTTTCAGGGTGCGAAACAAAATGCAAGCTGCACCGTTGCCCTGATCGCTGTCGTTCTCCCATGTCACCTTGTAGGGAAATGGCTTGATATCAGGACTTGGAACGTCAGACCATGTGTGATTGCACTTCGGACAGGTAGGCATTATGGAATCTCCTCAAACTCACCTTGCCCTGGAATAGGTTTTTTATTTTCAAGCCCTTCAGGTTCGGTAACTTCTTCTACAGGTTTGACTTCTACAGGTTTGACTTCTTCCTTGATTTGAGTCGTCGTAGTAGTAGTGGTTGTCTGGGGATTTTCAGAATCCTTTTTGCTCATATCAGTCGTAAATTTGCTGATCGCGTCCTTGATCGCACCAGTTGCAGCTGTCCCGCCGTAGGCCCCAAGTGCACTGTCAGCATTGGAGTCCTGCTTAGAGTCCTCGATGATGATGACCGTGTTTCCTGCACCACCAGAATTTGTTGAACCGGCTCCACTCTGTCCGGGACTTACTCCATACTGACCGGCTACCTGTGGGACACAAGTAGAAGGAACGCCCTGATTGATAGTATAATCGGCTGTCTTTATGGTGCAACTTGTCAGCAAGCCAACGGTCAAGGCTACTCCTAGAAATCTCTTCATCTCTTCCCCCATATTAAGTTGGTTTTTAATACCATTTATCCGCCCATCCCTTGCAATGCTCAAGCTCGTGCTTCAACAAAAACTCTGGTGACCAAACTTCGCAGGATTGAACGCCACCCTTGCCGTCCGGTCTAACATCAGCACAGGCCCATATTCCACCAAGAAAGATAAGTGAAAAGATAGGCCGCTCCTTGAACATCACCCACTGACAAACTGCTGCAGACATTGGCAATGGTAGCTTATGGATTTTCAAATCTGGAATATTCTGTAACTGTGTCTCATGTGTGAGTCCTGGGAATAACTTTCCTCCAGGCAGTGGTGCGCACCCAAGGAGTTGCGAGATAACGAGCAGGATAGCAATACTCCAAAGGATGCCTGATATGACTTTCTCAGCGAAGGTCACTTCGGCGTAACCTTAATAATCGTCGGTTTCGGACCCCAGTCATTCAGCACATAAGGCGCTGAGTGTGGAGACTCTCCACCATCTGCGAAGGTAGCCGTCAGAGTGAATGATGTAGACTTATTCACCAACACCACATCACATGAACCAATCCTGACAATAGCTGTAGCCCATGTACATACCGCTGATCCATCTTGGTAGAGCTTAAATCCAGTGTGCGACATATCGGCAGGAGGAACATACTCCCACTCAACAGTCAGATTGCGCTGCCATCCAGGAGCAGCAGAGATTGAAAAAGGGATCAGAACAAACAACAAAATAAGTAGGAATTTCTTCATATCGTTTTCTCCTCACTACATTTCCAGATATTAGGAACTTCAACCCCATCCACAACAGTCGGTTGCCAGATATTCGGCCGGTCCCGGATGCACAGATCAAACCGCCTGCCCAGCCATTCAGGCAGCAGCCAGATCATGCCCCCACCACCCGATCATCTCTGGCCTGTCCCTCAGCGCTTCCGTCCACTGATCGAACAATCATCCCGCGTGGCCCGACCCGTATCTTCGCTGTCGGCACCAGCGTAGCCAGATTGACCGAGGCGTTGTTGGTGAACTCGGGGATGAGCTGGAAGTCTGCGCCGAGTGGGGCCTGGAAGTTGCCGGTCGGGAAGACTGTGCCGTCGAAGGGGCCGTCTATGCCGAGTGGGCCGATATGTTGCAGGGGTGCTCTAATCATAACAATGCCTCAATTGCCGCTTTGTATGTCGGCATCAATGTCTGTTGTCCGAGTAAGGTTGGATGCAATCCATCTGCGTACAGGGATACATCGTAGGCTGCTGCATCTGGTCCCATTACAGGATCTGCTGCAAAATCACACACTGAGTGAATCAGTCCACCTCCAACACTATTTCGGATGAGGGTGTTAGCTGCTGCGCGGTTGACATTATATGCAGCGTTCTGCTGAGGGGTTAAGGTGCAGACGACTATTTTTAAGTTGCTCATAGCCGTCTTTCGATCTTGCATGTATGAAGTCAATTGGCTCCACCACTCTGTCAGTCCCAATAAATTAAGGTCATTCGCCCCGATTAATATAGTGAGGATGTTGTTGTAATTTTCCCTCGCGGAAAAGAAGGCATCAGTCACGCCAGCGCGTGTTTCAAGGGTCGTTATATGACTGCCGCCTGTCGATATGTTTGTCTGGTTGACTGCTGTGGAATATCCGTCAAGATAAGCCAGTGTTACATAGCCTCCTCCAGGAGCGGAAATTTTAGCTGTTATCGAGTCACCCTCAGAGCATAGGGCAGGTTTTATCCCTGTGGTTATCGACCTTGCAGACATGGCCGTTCCGATCTGCTCGGTCATCGTTATAATATCCTGCTGACTATGCGCTATCCGATAAAATGCAGCATAAGAAAAATCCCCTGGCCAGTACGTAGCAGCGATATGCACCGAAAGGTACAGCGCTTTAAGTGTTACCGTTAGGTCCGCCGCTGCCGTGCTCCTGTAAACCACTCCGTCTGTGAATACATACAAATATGTCCCATCGTATTTAAACCCGACAACGTGGAAATTTCCGTCATACACAGATATCTCGTTGTCGCACCGGAAGGTCTTCGTTGAGAATTTTCCTTCAAGCGCCTTTTCCCTTGTAAGTAAATAGAACAATGGGATCTGACCTGAGAACGCGGTATCCTCGCAAATCGCCCCCCAGTTTGCCAGATACTCAACTCCGGTTTTACGCACCACAAAATAGGCTGTGAACGCGGCCAAAGTCTTAGGCGTGTCAGAGTACGAAGATAAATAAAATTTATTCCCTTGGCAATTTACCCCGTAGTTATTCCATGCCGGGACAACAGATGCACCGTAAGCATTGCCGAGGACCATCTTATAGTCGTTTGCTTCATAAGTCGCTGCAACTACTCCGGCGACAAGCATTGGCCTACGGAAAAATAATAGGTCTGCGCTCTCTCCTGCCGCATTTGTAATCAGCCTCAGCGCGGATAGATCACCAACAGCCAGCAAAGAAAAAGTGAATGTTGCCAGTTCCCAGTCAGTAACTGTTATATCAGGGGATGTTGGGAAGCCCAATCCAGGGCCTCCGACAACAAAACGAAAACTTTGAGGTGCCCCGGTGTTTGATTTTACATACAATGATATTGTATATGTTCCTGCCGATGGACACCTTGCCTTGCTACTACCGATGTCTATGCGCGATGTTCCGTCAACAAAGATTACCCTTGAGGATAGGTCGGTAGTATTTATTCCCGTTGGCTTGTCTTCTGAGAAATTTGCCGTCAGGGTAGCATTGATGTTGGATGTGAACAGAGTAGTAATTGGCTCCATATACGGAACCATGTCGGCTATTCCGTCAATCGTTGGAGAAACTTGGTTGACTACTGTCTGTCCTGATCCTTCATTCAGCAAATATTCAGCAAATTTGAAATCACCCAGGACTGGAATATAGGCAGCACACCCAGAGCCATCAACCAGCGCAGGTATTCTCCACCCCGCCCCGATAACATCCCCCCCAGCATCATCCAGATACTGTGACCCATCTGCAACCGAGAACCCAACCTCATTGGCGTAGTTCGTCCCGCTGCCATCCAACCGCTCAGTAATCGTCGTACCCATGATTCCGATCAGGTGATGGCCATTACCGCTGGCATCAAGCTCCGTCCATGTGGTTATCGGAGGATCTTTAACAGGAGGGCCAACATTAATCCCCGGCCAGTACGCCCAGTCCTCGCTCTCACGATGCACCCAGATGTCCCAGCAATTTGGATCGGCTGGAAAGCTCAAGATGCCGTTGACCGTGCAACTGGGACCAGTCGGGCCGCTGAAGGTGATGGTGTCGGTGGTGAGCAGGCCGGGCACTGGGTAATCTCCTGCTGCGCCGGAGAAGCCTGAACTCTTTACTTGCTGGGTGGTGTGATTAGCATACGGATAGTAAGCAACTAACTTACCATCCGCAATATTTCCTTTATACCAAGCAAGCAAATTTGCAACGTCCGGCATGAGACCACCATACCGATTCATTCCAATCACAGAATTATTAAATGGCCCTACAAGAGGTGAACTAAACATTATTCAAACCCTATTCCAAAGGCATTGCCAATACTTTCAGGTTTAGCTATTCTATATGTTCCACGAAAAGGAATACTTCTTCGATTATTATTAACATCTAAAACATACGTAATACCATCATAGACAAGCGGAGTCCAATCAGTATCAGTATCCACGGCAGGACTTTCTACCTTAGGAATTTCAATAGCAACAGATTCAGTAGTAACAAGTCCTATGATAGAAACTGATCCATTAAGATTCAAGTTATCAATAATTAAAATCTTATTTGCAGCAGCAGTTGTCGATGCTATTAATGTTTTTGCCCTCATAATATCTCCTATATGTTAATCGTTATGATATGAAAGTTTATATTAACACAAAACCTGTAATAATAAAGTTTCCCTTATTATTACAAGTTCTTTTTTAATATGCCCGAAGCAACATATAACTGAATGCATGAGCGTTACTTGGATCAGCCGAACAAGTGACAGTCATAGTATCAGCAGTCATCACTACCTTGAGAATGCTATCCGTATCATTCGTAGTATTATAAATGACGATAGGAATATCAGTTGCAAGAGCACCAGAAATAGTAACTGCTTCAGCCGCTGCACCACCAACAGTGGTATGAGTACCTGCATATGCAATATAATGACTTGGCTTAAACGTTC